TAATCATAAGGTATCAGAAAACCACTCATTAAACTCTTTTACCTCTTTCGTAGTAAATAAATTCTTGTTCTTCTAATTGGCTGATAATGATATATCCTTTCATATGCGAAAGTTATCAACCTAGCTATTGCTCCAATCGGAGTTAATGGCCAAACAAGAAACCAAGCAAGTCCCAGCAAGGCGTCAGCCTCTAATTTTCTAATTGCACCATTTAAAATGGTTGTTAAAATTCCAAATATGAAATACCACATTGCAAAATCTTCAATTTTCATAATTTTATTTTATTTTTTATTTCGTGACCTATTTATAGTATAAAATTTCTAATTTGTTTAGAAAAATTATTTACAAAATCTTCATCTTCCCATTGTAACTCTTCAAGTTCAAAAATGTGTTGTTTGGTATATTCAATATCTTTTTTCCTCCTTTTAGATAACTCTTCAAAGTAGATTGGACTATGCAACATGATATGATATTTAAAGTAGAGGTCGAGGGTGGAGTCAAACCACCGTAATAGGATTTGCAGTCCTATGCCTACTTCGCTCGGCCACTCGACCATAATTAAAATGGTAATTTTTCATCATCATTAATAATAGACATTTCTACCATTTCAGTAAATTCCTTTTCAAGATTCAAGATTGAAATATATTGATTTGGATCTTCCATCCTTTCTTTCATATCTTCAATGTATAAATATACGTCTGTAAACATAATGTATTAATTTATACAAAGATACGAAGAAATTGATTCATAGACAAATCCTAATTATTTATTGATTTTCAATGATTTAGGTAAAATATTCTCTATTTTCGGATTTGACACCCTTTCACCTAAAATTTCATCTATTTTATCTTGGCGAATTTTATTTGGATCATCAGTTACACAAATTTTAACACCATCTTGTGTATATGCGTAATCATAGAAAATGAAACCATCATCATATTGTGATGGCCAATAGAAATCATCCTCCTCATATATCTCATATGATTCAGATAGGTGTTGAATATTGGTTTTTTTCTTATGTATGAGGTCGATCCTCTTCTTGTTTTTTGCCATTTAAAATATCTCCTATTAAAATTTCTCTCATTTTTTGTTTAAACTCTGATAGTGACGGATCAGTCACAATAGATTCTAAGCAATCAGAAAGTTTTTTCAAAGAGTATATATTTGATTTCCATCCGTCAAATACACATTCAATTTTAGTATAATCAGCAGGAACAATCCAAAAGGTAATATTGGTATATTGTGACATTTTAAGAGCCAATACATTATAATGTTCTACTACGCTTTGTCTTGATGAATTTTCAGCATCAAAATAGTAAACAAATATTGGATTTTCTAAATTTATTTCCATGAAAATTATACTCTAAACTTAAATTAAGTTTAACAGTGGTTTAAATCTAAAAAATATTTTATTCTCAGCTTCTTCTTTAGTCATAAATCCAGCCCAATCAACTTCAGACGCTTGTAATCTTGATTTATCCAAAACTTCATTTGAAGCATCTATTTCGGATAACGATTTTATCTTAACTATAAAAATATAAGCTTTCTTAAAAAGTTCACCTTTTTTTGAAATATATAAAACCTCAATTGGATCATCAGGATTTGATATTTGTGAAACATCTAAATGAATACCAACTTCCTCTGAAGTTTCACGAAGTGCCGCCTCCAATAAAGTTTCATTCATATCAACTCCACCTTTAGGGGGCGAAAAGCTATTTACCCATGGCAAAGTCGTTGGATGACACAATAATATCTTATTTTTATACAGAATTGCTGTACCCGCACTTATGCTAATTTTCATCTAATATTATATTAATTTTTTCGTCTCTTACTTCAACTATACTATCAACAATTGATTGTAAAGTATTTATTTTAAACTTATCATAATCTATGGATGATTTACAACCACCGAGGCGCCACTCTACCATTAAACATTTTTTCTATTTCTTCGTTTGTCATTTTAATCTAAGTGTCTTGGATCCTTATGTGCAGGTTTTCCGTGGTTATTATGTGACCATAATCTACAGAAAGGTGTCGTAAAATAATTATTATAAATTAATGTATCATCAATATGTAAATCTATTCCATTAACTCTACAATACTCTGCTTTAGTTTTATCCCACTCTTCATCACTAATCATATCAAATCCATATTTTGGATGTTTTCCACCAGTTGGAGTTCCCATTTCACGATGATAATCTACAATCGAGAAGAAATGAGTGTATTTTATATTATAATCATTCAAAAGCTTCTTATCATCTTCGGTAGCACCACCGGTAATAATATGAATTTCAGCACCAGCTTTAATTAAAGCATCTGTAAAAAAAGCAAAAAATTCCGGCATATCTGATATAACACCATGCAAATCCAACCCGATTTTATGCTTACCTGAGGCACTTTCCATAATTGTTGAAAAACGTTTAATCATACAAATATATATAAATTTTTTTATGTTACAAAATTCATATAGATTTTAAATATATAGAGTAATGAAATATATTAAGAAATTTGAATCTGTTGAAGAAGATCTATTTAAATCACTAAATGTAAATGAATGGTATAATAAAAGGATATATCGAGGATATGACCATTTTACAGAGAAAGAAGTTAAAGAGATAGATGATATTTTTAAATTTAGAGATATTAAATGTGAATCATGGAAACAATTATACTGTGAGTATATTTGTAAAGTAGGTAATTTTCGTAAAGAAAGAATAATAATTAAAATAAACAAATGTCAAGATGAGTGGTTTTACGTCCAGACCGTTGATAACAGATTCAATGAGTCGGAATGCTTTTTTGAAGTTGACTCAATGGATGGATTGGAAAATTTATTAAATACAATTATATCACTCTATAAAAACAATAAAAGAATCAATGAAATATCTTAAAGAGTTTAAAATATTTGAAACACTATATACTCCTGAGATACGTGATTATATTGATGATATATTCTTCGAATTTTCTGATTATCATAACTATGAGGTCACTATTAGTACAGATGAAATGATTCATACTGCACCTAACACCTCATCAGTTATTTTTGGAAATAATTTTGTTTATCCAAGTGATTCGGAAAAGCAATGGGGTCGACTACCAGGAATGGGTAATCGAAATTGGAAATTGGGTTTTTTAGTAAAAATATCCTGTGAGAATCCAAGCTTTGAAGGCAATCCAGAAACGATGAGATGGGAAATTGAAGTTAATAGAATGGCCAGAAGAGATAGAGTTAAAAGAAAAAGAGAAATCGAATCTTATGAAAAGAAATTAAATAAAAAAATTGAAGAAGTAAGAGGATTCGTAGAAAGTAAAATTAAAACAATCAAAAGAAGATGCCCTAAAGAAATATTCCTACACGGAGTAAAAATGGAAGGTAATACCATTAGAGGAAGGATAGAATTTGATTTTGCATTTATATATCAAGAATTTAAATAAAAGAAGAGCTTTATAATATATAGTTCATAGGTAAAAAATAAATTTTAAAAACTATGAACTATATTTTTTTAAAAGAACAAATTGAAAATGGCGTCTCCACAAGAGGAATAGCAAAAATGAGTGGTAAATCACAAACTACTGTAAGATATTGGCTAAAAAGATATGATATTAAAAATGAAAAAAAAGAATTTTTTGAAACAAATTTTAAAATATGCCATTCTTGTAAAGAAAAAAAATTAAAAAGTGAATTTTATTCAAGGAGTGATAGAAGGGAAGGATGTCAACCATATTGTAAAAAGTGTTCTAATAAATTTTTTATAGAAAGGTGGATAGAGAGGAAAATATGGGCAATAGAATATAAAGGTGGTAAATGTGTAGATTGTGAGGCTTCATACCCATCTTTTCCGTATGTAATATTTGATTTTCATCACTTGGATCCATCAAAAAAAGATATGAATTGGAGTAAGATAAGATTAACATCAATTCAAAAGATGAAAGATGAATTAAATAAATGTGTCTTACTCTGTTCCAATTGTCACAGAATAAGACACCATGAAATATTAAAGTAGTCCCGACAGGATTCGAACCTGTATAGTCTGCTTAGAGTTTTGAGGAATTACCTCGTTGAAGGCAGAAATTCTATCCCTTGAATTACGGAACCATAGACTCAAAAATTACTTTGAGTTCTTTTTAGCCGCTTTTTCAGCTTTCGCTTCAGCCTTAGCTTTTTCAACTTCAGCACGAGCAGCTTTTTCTACATCGCGGACATTCTTTTTCCATTCTGACTTTGGAACGAATTTCCAGCCTTGAGACTTAACTCGAAGGTCAGCAGTTTCGTTATCAACTCGATCAAAAACTTCATCTTTAAAAATTGTCTTCATATATATTTTTTTATTTATTACAAAATTAGTAAAAGTTTATTACTTAATCAAATTATTTATGTTAGAATCTCTAAGGTGTTGTCTTACAAAGTTTTGCACCTTCTCATCATCGTTATCCCCATCATTTGATACTCGAATATCATCACCAAACATTTGTTTAGCTATGTATAAACAAGCACAGACTGATGAGTCATAAGGTTTTCTATTTGTTTTTGTAAACTCAAATCCAGTTTTATTCCTTCTAATACTAAATGTTTCGTGTGAATCTTCATCTCCAAGCCCATTGAATGATATTTCATTTTCATCAAATGTTGGCCCATTTTCACTTCCTTCCCAATCTCCTAATTGGTAGTCTTCTTTTTCTTGTATTGCTTCACAAACTGTTTTACAAACCTCAGAATATTGTTTAAACTTTTCTTCACTAATTGGTTTGTATAATTCAAAATATCTTGTATATCCCATTTTATTTAATTTTTTCTGATTGTATATTTTTTTTAAGTAAATGAATTCTATTTAATGAGACTTTATAATGTTCTTCTTTCATTTCTGATCCAAGATAGTATAAATCCTCTTCTATACATCCCAAAGCTGTTGTTCCGCTGCCCATAAATGGGTCGTAAATAATAGACCCATTTGGATAATAGATATGAATTAATTTTCTGACTAATTCCGTTGAGTATACAGCTTTTAGTGTGGATTTATATCCATCATTATTTTTTGCTTCAATATAGTTATCATATTTTTTATAGAATAACTGTCCGGTTCTTTCATTTACTTTGGATATTTCTTTATTTGCTTTAAAGTTGGTTAAATTATCTTTATGTACAAAAATATAAACAGGCTCTACAATTCTTGATAGTTTATTCGGGCTTGTTTGAAAAGGAATTGAATTATTTTTTTTCCAATAGATAACATCTGCAATTGTTAGATCGGTTTCCTCATGAATTTTTGTAATCAATAAATTTGGAAGTATTGGATTTTCATGCATGTAAGAAATATTATAACAAATAACTCCTTTATCCTTTAAGATTCGACTAAATTCTTTAAACTCATTTACTCTAACTTTTAGATATTCCTCAGATGTTAAGTTATCCAGCTCGGAATATCCAGTATTATAGTAGTTATCTTTTCTTTTTTTAGAAATATTATATGGTGGACTTGTTATTATCCCATCAATGGATGAATTTCCCATTCTTTTCATTGTAACAATATTTATCTCATTAAATATTTGGTTCTTCATCCTTTAATATGTTCGATATTTTATGCTGAAATTGCAGTATCTAGTTCCTTATATAAATTAATCTATAATCTGTTGGATTTTTTTATTACGAGCCTCATCAAGACCCATTAAAAAAGTTTCTCTTACATTTCTGATAACAAAACCGTCACATTCGATAGTATAACACCGGTGAGAAGATATGACTTGACCGGGCGCCATAAACCAACTTTTGTTGGGGGTCTCTTCTGTAGTAGACTGTACATTCCAAATTTTATAATTGACACTATTATCGCCCGTTAGTGGGTTTACAAAGTCAATGTATTCTGGCCTAATGTAAACTTTATTTCCGAGCATTAGAAAAATTCATTTTAATATCTTTATATATCATCCGATTTTCTTCTTCTAATATCTCTTTTTTATGATATTCTTCTTGATGACATATATGATCTAGTTTGGTAAAAATTTTACTTAATGTAGATTTGCTAATGCTTAGTGAAATATTATCTACACTTAATTCATAGTTACACCAACATCCAGCACCATTCATATCATATCCAAAAATTCTATGAATTGAAACATTAAAGTTGTCTATTTCAAATTTGAAACAATTCCCAGTTTCCTCTATTGATAGAGGTGAGTCAATTTTATTTAAAATTGACTCACCGATTAGTTCGTCTTTGTTAAGAAGTCGTCTAAGTATTTTCATAATATGTTTTTTATGGTTCAAATCTTTTTCCTGATTTCCACTCATCACAAAATGAGTTATAATCAACTGTTAATTCCTCATCGATACCTATTGATTTTTCCGCAAATAATTCTCCACCAATGGAGATAGTATTCGGATTATCAGAGTGATTAATAAATCTCTCATTTTCTAAAGAACACTTCCAGACCCCATCCTCAAAATATCCATAAACATCTAAAAAATGCTTTTGTATTTCGGGAAAAGATTCATATTGTTCCTTAGTAAAAATAATGGTAAACTCAGATTCTCGAAATATTAACGTTCCCTTATCTATTGATTGACATGAAAATAATCCTATCCCATGTATTTTACTTGGTCCTATTTTTGTCTTAATAAATAACATGTTAATAAATTAAATCTCTCCAATATGGATCAGTAATCATAATCACCTCAACATTATGATTAAATGTATTTAAATATTGTAATTCAAAGTCAGAATTCTCAAAATGAATGTTAATTCCCATTTTAATTAAGGTTTCTGCTTTCAATTGCCTGTCAGTAAAAACAACATTTTTACCTGTTAGTCCCATTTCTGATGCTAGTTGTAGCACCTCAATATGTTCATTAACTTTACCCATTGAACCATTCTTTGGTGAATGTCTTTTTGTAATGATATAAATATCATTACCCATTTCTTTTAGCTGTTTGAAGACATTTTGTATTTCTTTCTTTTGAAGGTTTGGTGTATTATCAAATTCATCAGAAAGAGTTCCGTCAAAATCAAAGCTAATTTTCTTACCTGTAGTATTTTTAACTCTATACATTATCCAAGTTTTTTAGTTAATATTTCAATTTTCTTTTTGTGACTTTTAATCTCACTTTGTATCTTGTCATTGATGTGTTTATTCCACTTTTCAGTTATATCATAAACCACTGGAACAAATAGATCTTTATTCCACATCTTACTATCTCCTCTTATAGAATACCTATCAATTGTAGATATTCTATTAATTGAATTTTTTGCACCACGTATAGTTTTCCATTTAGAACAAGTGTCTATACCTCTTGATCCATATGATTTACTACACCATAATTGAGTATATCCTTTTGCACCTATTCGAGTAAACCATTTATAATCACCATCATATAATGAGGATGAATCTTCATCATCGGAGAATAGTTTTTCTAATTGAATATCTCTTAATTGACTTTTCTCAACAAATACAATTGTGTATAACATTTTATCTTTCTGATTTTAGTAGTGATATATGATCTATATAAAAAGTTATGGGTCCTAATGAACAAACTCCCTTCCTAATTAAATTTTTGTACTCTTCATCTTCTTCTAATTTCTTTTCCGTAAAATCAATTCCATTAACAATGGATTCAATTTTCCCATCACGATTATCAATCATGATTCGATTTCTAACTGTATCTAATTCTTCCTTTGTAGCAAAGAGACCAGAATATACTAAAGGAATTTCACTACATGGGTTTGTTATATTTCTATTGATCTGCATTATATAATTTTAGAAACCTTTCCATAGACTTGTTTAGTCCATCCGTTTATTCCACCTTTATTATTGCCAATTAATAAACCTCTAGCTAAATCTTTAGATTTAACCAAATGTGTATAATATCTTCCTCTCACCTTACAAAAAACTATATCATCTATCTCACACAAATCCCATGTAATTGGAATTAATTCATGGTCTTGGCCGGATTTGATTAAAGGAGTCATACTATTACCCTTCTCTGAGGTAATAAATGTTTTTCCTTGTTCTAATTGTATTTGCTTCCAATGAGTCATTACGAAACAGATATATCAACAATTTTTAACTCCAATAGTCCAGCAGGAACAGTTATTTTAACTTTCTCTCCTTTAGTATGTCCCATTAATCCTTTTGCAATAGGGCTATTATGTGAGATTTTACCATTCTTAACGTCAATCTCATCATCAGTAACAATTAAAAATGTATTCTGCTTCTTTGTTTTAATGTTTTGAACCTTAACACTTGTAAACAATTGAACACAATCAGAACTGACAGATTCTTTATACACAACCACTGAATTTCTTATTTTATCTTCAAGTGTTTGAATTTTGATATTAAGCATGTTAATATTTTCCTTAGCAACTTCGTATTCTGAATTTTCGGATATATCTCCTTTATCTCTAGCTTCCGTTAGAGATACTAGTGCTTCTCTCATTTCTTTTCCCTTCAATCTTAATAGTTCTTCTTCAAGCTTTTTAAGACCTGAGCTTGTAACCATTGATTTCATAATCATTTTATAAATTTTATATTATTTTTTAACGCTTAAATTAAATAATATTATATTAAAAATCACTTAAAAGTTTAATCTCTTAAAAGGTGACCTAGTCTAATATCTCTTACTATATCATTAAAGTCAACTGATCCTTCCATAACATCATCCACATTTGATATTATAACTCTTACCCAAGGATTATCCATATTTATGTCAACAAATTCTGTATAGCTAGATTCTCTCGTATATAAACCAATAACCTCATTTAATATACACACAGGATCATCAGGCCCAGTATAATTAAAAATCGCTATTTTTCCACTTCCAGATTTGACTTCGGTTATTTTAACATCTTTCATTTTAAATTAAAGGTTTTTTTATAAACATTTTTAATAGCATTAATTCCTGCTGGTGTTATTTCTCTTGTTCCGATTCCAGCAAAATCCTGAACAACTATTTTTGGACAATTTGATTCTATAAAGCTCATAGATGAATAACTCCATCTAAACCATTTTTCTGTTTTTTGATCAAAAACCCAAACATCTTTTAAGTTATCAATTCCCATTTGAACAGCATATCCTGTTCCACCGTCAACTGATTGATATTTTGAATTACAACGATATCCCTTCGCAGTTTTTTCGCCAGGGTTTACAATTGTACCAATAGCAATAATTTGTTTTGAGTATTTAACTTGGCACCAATTTCGAGCAAGTAAGTTAATATACTTATCAATACCATATCGATTAAGCCAATGATTGGCCCTAAAAACTTGCGTAATTCCTTCTTTAAAGTCCTCTTCTGATATTTCAACTTTATTTGGAGAAGTATGCATTTTTGTTTTATATGAGTATGCTCTGGTCTTAACGTTAATTTTTTCACCCATTTTTTCCCAATAGGTATCAGCGCCTTCCGCACCACCAGAATGACAAGTAATATTATTAAGATCTATTTCTAATTCCCCAAAAATATCTATCATAATAATGATTCTATTTTTTTGTCTCTTAATTTTGATTTATCCAATGATAAGGTAGTAATTGTTCCTTGACCACTAATCCAATCTACCTTCCATTCGTTATAATCTATATATCCATTTGAGAAATATAAACTTTCATCAACTTTTTCTTCGGATTCCAAACATTTTTGAATTGAACCGGTAATACTGTAAAACTCATCATCTGTAATAGGAAGCAATATTGAAACCCCATTGGAATAATGATATCCATAATTATAATCATCACCTGAAATATCATTTGTATTATTCTCTATCATCCAATTTCTAACCCTATCTAAAATGGCAAAAAATTCTGTAGATTCAAAAAAGGCAATAGTTTCTTTCTCCTGCTGTTCTTGCTCAAGAAAATATTGTTCTATACTAGCCTTTCCTTCTTCAGAATCTAAAAAATCCTGCAATTTTTGTAACATTTTATTTGTGTCTAAACTCATATTTCTTCCCCGTCAGGTCCTACTATTTTATTATTCATTATTTCTTTTATTTGAGAATATGAAATTGGAGTATAATCTATTCCATTACACCCTACATCCATAACCTTTCTTTTATAATACCAATCCCAATCTTTGTTTAAGGTCATCTTCTGATGCACGTGGCCATGTAGGTGAATAGCACCATGATAAGATTTATTCCAAGAAATAATTGGGTGATGATGTAAATGAAAATGTTGATATCCACCTTTTACATCAGGATCTTTAATATCAATCTTTTTTTCATTATCAATTGTTGTAAATCGATTCATTTTAGATATTTCGTTATATCTATCATGATTTCCTAGAATAAAGTGAATTGTTCCATTTAGTTGATGTGCAAACCAACTAGAATACTTAGCACTACACTTATAATGCCAGTCACCTAAGAAAAACACAATATCATCTTCACCAACAACTCTATTCCAGTTATCAATTAGTGCAGTGTGCATTTCGTTTAGATCCTTAAAAGGTCTATTATCAAATCGTATAACATTTTTATGTCCGATATGAAAATCAGCTATAAAAAAAATATTTTGTGTTTCAAATCTCATATTAATTCATTTAATTTTCTATTTCTTATAATAGACACAAGATTTGCATTTTTATAATGCGATAAATCAAACATTACTATCCATCTATGCTTATATAATTTGTGGTTTACTCTTCTAACTACAGCAAAACCTTCTTCACGTAAACTATCGTTATCATTACTATCCAATAGTGGTAGATCCCAAGTATCCATTTTTTTGGATTTTTTTATCATATTTAATGATCTATTCAGTTCAATTAAGCTTAAGTTTTCAACCTCAGTATCAACATATGACAACAAAGTATAATCACTAGGCCCAGCTATGTACGCCAAAATTTTATCTTCTATTGTAGCAACTATAAATCTCATTCTATTACTCTGTATGCCTTTCCGTTATGATAAATAATTTCAGGATTTTCTTCATCTTCTTCAGTATATCTTAGTAAAACACTAAGTAAATGGTCATAATCCCCACTCATACACTGATGTAAAACATATTGAATTTCTTCACTTGTCCATTTGTCTGATTTAGCACGCTTCTCAAATTGTCCCATAAGATTGAAGGCGTTTCCATCCATTCCAACCATATTCATCTTCACTTTTCGATTAAATTCACCAATGGACTCTCTGATTTTAATATCTCTAAATTTTGGCATAATTATTTTAATATATATACAAAGATACAAAAATATAAGGAGATTATGAAATTTATTCAAAAATATGAAAACTTCACAACTGATGATAATAGGGCAGATAATCAATCCTTCCCTAGATATAATCAGGCTGACAGACTTAAAGCTAAACAATATGTAGATCAAATATTTAGCAGTGGTAGTGGTCCAGAAGTCGTTGAAATGTGCAAAGAAATTGGGTGCGATAGACCAACCAATGATGAAGAATTAGAATTAGTTAAAGAAAAAGCTCTTGAATATTTTATAGATAATCCAGAAAGAATTAAGGAAGTGGGTATGACGTTCAAAAGCTATCCATATAATGGTGGAAATGATGGTATTGTTAGAACTAATAACGTAGGTGGAGTTGTTAGGGAATCTAAAGGTGAAAAAGATGTTAAGGTTGTTTTAAATGATGATGAAATGAAACTATTCTCATCCGAAACTCTTCTAATAGGTTTAATTAGGAAAAATAAAATATCATTACATGACAAAGAAGTTTGGTATGCAAAAGATGATAAAGAAACTAAAAAAATATTAGACATATTCTTTGAAATAGATGATAATAAAATAAATGAGGGAGTTGGAACTGTGCTTTTGACAATATTTATTGCATATAAATTACTAAAATGGATATTAGGAATATTTATCAAAAGAGAAAGAGGTAAATTTATGAGTGGGTTAAAATCTACTCTAAGACTCCTTTCTGTATCAATGATTGGAACTAAAGACGGAATGCAAAACGCATTATCAGTAGCTGAATTTGGAGATAGATACTATGTAAGAGGTGTTAACACATTCTTAGGAAGAATACCAGACATCAGAATATTCAAAAATGAAAAAGCTATGATATATGATGAAACTAGAGTAGAACTAACGGATAAAGAATATCAAGAATTTCTTGAAATAATAACTAAACGTGCATAATATGAAACATATAAGAAAATTTAACGAATCATTAAATTATCCTACAATTGAACAAGTAGAGGATGCTAGCCCAGAAGAAGTAATGAAATGGCAAAGATTTCTTCCAACACCATCTAATAAAGAACAATCTGATATAGTAAATGCGGTCTTTTCTAAGTATAAAAAACTTAAAGATAGTGGAGATATCAATTCCGGAACATCAAAAGCAGTTGGATGGAATGAATCATTAAACAACTTCAAAATAAGTGTTTTATCATTAAGAAGAGAATCAGATGGTATGATATTTAAAATTGGAGATAAATATAAGGATGCCAACAATAATGAGTATACAATTGCATCTATAACTTCTGGTGGTGATGATATCTTCTACTTAAATGCAGAAGAAGGTGGATATATTAATGTTCACATGGCAATAAAATCATAAGAAAATGAAACATATAAGAAAATTTAACGAAGCAAAATCGACTACTAAATTTTTAAGCAAAGACGAATTGGATAATATGTCCAAAGAGGAAATTGAAAAATTTAGATATGAGTTCCTATCTTCTTTAGAAAATCGTAATTGGCATAAAACCGAGGAACAATAGATGGAGAAAAATGGATGGTGAAGAGTATAAGTTTATAACTAGATGGCCAAATGATCAAATATATCAATCGACAATTGATTGTTTTAAACAGGAATATGGTGAGCCTAAATATATTAAAGTTGATATATGAAATTTTTAAAAAAATTTAATGAATCCAAAAAAGAATATTCTCAGGAAGATATTGAAGACTATTATATCGATTTAATAGATATTGGATATAAAGTTAGTGGGTGGGAAGATGAAAACGGATTTCATCCGCGATTCTATAGATGGCCAAGTGGTGAAATAAATATTGCCTTTTCTAAAGAATCTATTAAGAATGCGGATATTATAAAATCAACAAGTCTATCAAATTTTAAAAAATAATAGAAAAAAAGAAAAGCGAACATATTCAAATGGACTCAATTTTAGATGCGGTATATAATGGAAGCCAAAGAATTGAATCAACGATTGGGAAAGTAATAATAGAAAGAATTGACCTTTATGATGATGTGGGCTTACCACTTGAATATCCGTCTTATATACAAATTTCAATAACACCCAATGATAAATCAATTGAAAGAACTAATTTAGATTCCTAAATCTTCTAAATTATTATTTCTAATAATTTTAGACTCCTTAACAACTTTTTCCCAAATATTAATGAAATTTTCGGCATTTATTTCCTTTAATTTGTTTGATACAATCGGAAATAAATCATCAAATATTGAATTATCAAGATAGTTAGATCTGTTATTCCCATAACTATGACTCATACGAAATCCACTCTTATTAATATTTATCTCTAGATTATTTATTCCTGAAGATTTATTAGTGTTTGATGGTGATGAAATCGTCGATAGATCATCAACCATAATAGTCATATACGAATTAGAAATATTTATATGAACATTTTTAAATTCAATAAGGTCAATAACCAATTTTCTAAACTTTTTACTTATTTCTGGATCATTTTCACAAAAATCTCCGAGATATTCACCCTTCGTTTGATCCGATTGGATAGATATTGCACTCTTAACAGCATCTGTAACCAAGTTCGATAATTTAGCAGCCATTTTCTTTTTCATTTATCTTATATAAACTTTACTTATTAATGTTTTTAATAAATGTTTTTAAATTCTCATATAAAATTTTCGGTATATTGTCAATCTCATCATACCGTATCCTAATTAAATTAATATAATTATCCTCACAATAATCAGATTTTATTTTGTCATTGATTTTAAGTTTATTAAATGCATTTATACCACCAAAATGTGACACCGGCTCATAATGTTGTTTACCATCAAATTCAATACATGTACGCATTGATTCAATAAAAAAGTCAAAAGGTAATTCAAATGTATTTCGACAATCTTGAAATTTTTTTTGCCGAACAAAATTTATATTCCAATCTTTTAAAATTTTATAAATTATCTTTTCTCCCAATGATTCACTACAGGATGGGCATCCATTTCCCTGTAAGTGTGATAATGGTCTTTGTGTAAAATCACCATGTATAGGACATGTTATAACAACCTTTATTTGATTTTTTTGGTAATCTACCTTATCATAATTATATTTATAATCATGCACTATGTTTGACTCATTTATAAATTGGTTATTAGTTTTTCTAACTGATAATTTATAATTTTCAGGGCAATTTCCTATAATATGTTGATATGGCTTTTGTAAGTAAAAAATGCCTTTATATCCTATCATAACTGGGATGTTACCAGATATAAATTTCGTATAGCTATAGTCATATTTTTTTCCATGCTTTTTTATAGATTTTTTTATAAAGTTTTTTGTATTTAAATTCTTTTCGGGTGAATGTCCCTGTAAGTGAGCTGAAGCAATTTGTTCAAATACTATTCCCTCATATATAATTTTAATTTTTTTCAATGCTCCTTTATATTCTACTAAAGAATAGTCATACTTGTCTCCCCATACTTCTTTAGATTCCTTTATAAATTGTTCAGTTGTTTTTGATGGTGTGTTTTTTTCTGGACATCTACCTAATGTTAGGTGTTTTACAACTTTTTGTTTGTATAGTTTTCCTTGATATAAAATATCAATATCTTGATTAGATAATATATTATCTGATAGATTTGGATATTCATACTTATATCCATGTTTTTCTCTCGCTTTTTCTAAAAATTCTTTTTTTGTCATAAATTATATATTATAATCCATTACCTCCCTTTTAATTTTAATTTGGAAATTTTAAAAAAATATAAAAGGGAGGCAATGGATTATAATATATATTATATAAAATAAAATAAAATTATGGCAAAATCACAATCAAAAGAAGTAAAAAAATTTGAATTCTCCAAAGTTGGAGCAATATTAGATAATATAGCAAAAACAGTTCCAATTCATATTGATAAAGAGATGAGAGAAAAAACCTATATTTCTACTGGCAGTTATGTTTTAAATGCTGCTCTATCTGGATCGCTATTTGGTGGAATAGGGGATCAAGGTATATCAACTTTTGGTGGACCAGAAGCTAGTGGAAAAACATTCTTAGCATTAAATATAATGAGAGAAGCACAGAAGAAAGGATATTGTGTAATTTACATTGATACCGAATCCGCTATTAATAGGTTAGACCTACCAAAATATGGTATTGATAACTCAGCAGAAAAATTTATTATAATTAGAGGAAATCAAGTTGAAGAATTAAATGTTACATTAACAACATTGATAGATGAGTTAAAAAAGGCTAAGATCGAAGGATATGAGTTACCTAAACAAATTTGGGCATTAGATTCACTCGGACAACTTTCTTCTAAAAAATCTAAAGAAGATTTATTAAAAGGTGATATAAAAGCAGATGTTGGTAATAAAGCAAAAGCAATTGGATCTTTATTTGTATCTATAACAGCTGATATAAACTACCTTCGCATACCAATGGTGATAAATAACCAAACATACGAAACAATGGAGATGTTCAGCCAAACGATCATGAAGGGAGGAAGACAGTTATATTATTCATCGAATAATATAACATTTTTAACAAAAGCTAAATTAAAAGAGGGAGCAGATGATTTAGATATAACAGGTCAATCAGGTGTTGTAGTTACTTGTAAATGTGTTAAAAATAGATTAGTTAAGCCTAAGCAAGTAAAAATAGAAATTTCTTTTGAAAAGGGAATGAATCCATATAAAGGTCTTTTAGAATTTTGTAGGCCAGAATTTTTTAAGCAAATTGGAATTGGTAGGGGAAAATATGAGATTGATAAAAAAACGGGAGAAATGACATTTGTTCCAGGAAGTGGAAAATGGTATGTTAGTCATTTAGACAAATCTTTTTATGAGGGACAGATGTATAATTCGGAAGTATTTACCGAAGATGTTCTCAAAAGCATGGAACCGATTATAAATAATTATTTTAAATATAAAAGTATATCAGAACAAGAAGAAGTAGAAAGAGAATTTGAAAAATTAATAGGAAATGAAGATATAGATACCGCTGACGAGTTCCAAGATGATGTAGATGCGGGTGATTTATTTTCTTAATCAAAATAATCCATTAATATGAAGGACAAAATATACATATTATTAATTCAGAAAAACCTTGATATAACTAAGTACAATGTTGAAAAGTTATATCAAGCAGGTCTGAATAAGATAATTGATAATATAGAATTTTATTATGATAAGCCTTATTCGTGTGAGTCTGTTTTTAAAGAATTATTTGATAGGGGTGTCATGGAGGAAGTTAGAAAAGTCCAATCTGTTTAAGATTGGACTTTTTTCCTGGTTGTGGCTAAATAGTTTTTGTGAGAAAGGTACGTTCCAATAAAAAGTAGTAATCCTCCTATTATACTAAATGGTCTAAATATCATTGAAAGTACATTAAATGGAACTGAAGATAATGTTATTATTTGTTGTATTCTAACTGCCTTTTTAGTCCCAAAGATGATTATTTCTTTTTTAATACTAAGAACTGAATCTAGCTTTGTATCTCTTTCACAAGATTTACATAATGTTTCCATTTGTTCATTAAAATTAATTTCCCCAGTCAATGGATCAATATACCATCGACTAATAGGTGATTCTATATCTGATTTACATCTATAACAAATATCACCATTCTTTATTCCAAAACTTATACTTTCTCTTTTCAGGAAGATAGGAAGGATTAAAAATATCATGGATGACAAATGTCAATGATATCGATATTAATGATATTATCATTATTTTATAGTTTGTGTGATGATTGATTCTTGTCCAAGACACCAGGGTGATACATAAATCTCTTCATCGTCTTCATCATATTTACATGGGTGCTGTTCAAATCCCTCACCAATACCATCTGACCATTGGCCACAGGTGTAATCTTTTAAGTCTTCCAATTCGATTGGGGTTAGTTCACGATTTGATGTATAGACTGTATAAGTAAATAATTTGCCGTTCTCAAATCGAAAATCCATATAGCCTGATTTAATAGCATCAGCATATGTGGCATCAGAATCAAAGTATTCAGCGAAGTTATCCTGACAGTCAACTCCATCCAACTCTTTTAAATTTTCGTAATCTGTTTGTGCTTCTCCTTTAACTGTAATTTTATACATAATTTTTATTTTAGTTTAATAATTGATTTAATTTTTTCTCTCTCAGTCTACTTTTAGATATCTCAAGACTCGTTGTCTCCTTTTTCCATGCAAATATAATACTAATTGTTTAGATAGTATCATTAGGATTTTAATATTTTTTCAATTTTTCTGTTTCTAATTTCTGCTTTTGAGTTCATCATTTTCATACATTCCGGACCAATACCATTTTCGATTGATTCAGGAACGGTGAGTTGTCTTCCACAACGGCCACAATGTCCTTCGTGCCAAATTTCAACACAAGAGTCTAATTGACCTTCCATTAATTTACCAAAAACATATTGAAATACAACTACTGATTGTGCTTCTGCAGAGATTTTAGATTTTTGTGAGTGTTTAAATTTGTTCTTAAAAATGGAACCGACAAATTGATATAAGTCAGGGTTAGTAAGAACTTTCACAAAAAAGATTGAATTATCTTCTTTAGAAGTTTTTGACCGTTTTATTTTATAGGTAAAGCGGTTATTAGTTTTTGTATTAAGGAAAGTAACAGTAGCGTTACCGGCCGTAATGAATTTGATTGCGTCTGAATGTTTTAAAATACCCCCTTTCATATCTTAAATATTTAGACAAAGATACGAAGAATTAGTGAAACAAAAAAGTTTTCTATGTAAAATTAACCATTGATAATCAATTACTTATTGATGTTCCAATCCCAATTTGTTCTAAGCATTTTTTTCAATGTGTCAAAGTGTAGATAACGTATGGTTGAGTCGGTGACCCGTAATTTTTCAAAGTTTCGTAAAATTAGTTCAAATTTATCCCAGTCACTATCGGTTGGTCGATGGCCACAGAAATTATATCCAACTAATATTTTTGTTTCTGGATTAAAAAACAATTTAATAGCAGCATATCCATTATACTCTAGAGTAAATCCGATAGTAGAGTTAAAAAACTCAGAAACGTTATTCAATAGGTTTTGAAGTTCTTCTATTGTCTGAACGGATCTTCCTATTATTGGGATACCATTATTAACAAATTTAACAGAAGATATTTCTAGGCCATATAGTGCCTCAAAAACATCATCATATTCAATAAAATTTTCAAATATTTTAAGGTATTTCATATTTTAATAATCATAGTCATCATCATCTTGATAATCATCATCTTCGGACCACTCAATATATTGAGATCCAGGAAAATTCCTATTGCTAATTTTACCAGTAGACGGGTCCCAATTGTTCATATTATCTACTGATGGATATTTATCAAAAGTCATTGGCTTAATGTGAGCTACAAATGTTTTATTATAGTCGTTGTTTATTGCATGCCATCCTCTATGTTTAGCATACTCTAAAAATATTTTCTGATCTGAATCCTTCATTACATAAATATTATCCATCAAATAAGAACCGTCATCTAGTTTCCACAAAAGAGCCCTTCCTATTATTTTATCATATTTTTCTTCTGACCTAAGAATAACTAATTTTACTGTTTCTGGATTTTTGATATAGATTTCTAACCAATCTCTTCGACCGACTGCTTGACAGGATGAACCTAGATTACCTTTATTTGGATCTAAATAATTTTTACGATGATACCAAAATAATAAATCTTCACCATCAACTATTTCAAAATTTGAAAAAGCATCATTCATAACCTTCAAAATTGCTCTAAAATCGTTAACAAATTTTTCTATTTGAGAATCCGAAAAGCCAGTTATTTTATGTGCGGATAAAAGACCTCTAACAACGCGGCCTATTCTAATTTCTTGGCGATTTTTAGCAAATACTAATTTTGCAATTTGATCCTTAGCATCTTTTAATTTGGCCTCGTTATAAACACCTTCTCCCTTTTCAAATTTAACATAACACCAAACTTTACCAGTTTTTTCAGATTTAAATCGACTAATGACTTCACCTATTTCACTATGATTTGGTGAATAAACATCCTTAGATTTTGGCACATATCCGAGCTGTGTGAAAATATTAGCATTTGCAGTTACATTATTAGTTAGCCATCCACCATGTCCGCCAATGTAATAAACCGCTTCTTTATTACTCTTTAAGACTTCTTGTGCTATTCTATCTGGAGTAAATGTAACAACATTTTCATTATCAATTTTAACATCTAAAAAGTTAAAAATAACATCTAAATCTTTGTTTTCTATTTCTAATAATTTTTGAGATATGGGATTTCCTTCCATTTTACCTAACACTCTACGGAATTTATCTGAATAGATAACATTAGACTCTAATAATAAGCTTTCAAAAATGAAATCGTTGTATTTAAGTAGCATATTAGTATATATTAAATTATTTTTTTAATATATTATATAATAAGTAGGCGTCATTTACATCTTCATATGGTTTTTTAATAGTCTTATTTTCCATTACTTCAGTTTTAATAGATTTAAGATGGGTCGCCCAAACGTCTTTTAAATTAGTATTTTCAACAATCGATAGAAACATTTCCCTCTTGGTGAAATTACCACCAGAAATTCCTTCATTATTCTTAAAAATCAATTTAGGCTTCTTTACTCCAATATCTATTGGAGTGTAAGTTAATTTGCAAGATTCTTGTTTTAGTGTAGATGGAGATAGGACCAAGATATCTTTACTAATATAATCGTATAATTTCTTTCGTAATAAAGTCGAAAAGGTAACCAAGTCAATTAAATCACCGACACTGGCCCCGAAATTATATCCTTCAATAGCAATTCTAGTTGGCTCAGACTTATTAATATTTAATTCAATATCACTAATGATAGTATCAGTGATTTTATCATAATCTTTTAGTTTGGTTAACTCTCCGTCAGAATAGTCTTTATATTCCCGATAAGAAATATATCTAAAAGTAGCATATTGTTCACATAATTTAAACCACTTTGATAATCCTGACTTATTAGTTGCGTCAGATTCTCTACAATAGTTAAATATTTTACCATTGACTACTAATCCGGTTGATATTAAGCTTGGGTCAATTCCTATATAATTCATAATCCTATATATCAGGATTATGTCCCTCTTAAATAGGTAAACCGTCTCCGGGACGATTCTTTCCCTAACACATTCTCTTAGGTTGCGGGCTCCGTCCACGAAGATGGCATCGGATCAGCCGTTATGTAGAACCGTGATTCGTTTTGATCCCGGAGTGCCGGATCTTCCTGTGTAAAATTATCCGATACTGTAGGAGGAGTGGTAAAATTATCCGATACTGTATCAATTGGATGTACTCGTGGTCGTGCAGGATCACTATTTGTTTGATCTGTATTTGTTAAAGTTATTCTTTGTTGTTCATATAACATTTTTAACATTTCCTCATGGCGAGCTCTCTCCATTGCTTGCTTCTTTTTCCTTTCCTCCATTTCTTTTTTTCTAATGGAAATTGCCTCTTGATTGTTTAAATGATCTAGTTCTTTAATGAATAAAAAATCATCCAGTTCTTCATTAAATTCAACATCCTTTTTAAGCATATACATGTTGTTAATTCTTGACCATTCTGCATTGTGTGTATGTACTCTTAATGTTGAGTCTGGAATTAGTTTCCCATCCATATAAGTAATACTTACAGTCTCGCCACGGTGATGAAACAGTCCGGTAGAGAAGTCATGTGCCAAATAGTCATTTTCAAATTGACTACCATCTGGTGCGCAGAGTGTTTTTAGATTGGTATTTTCATTAAAATTATATAAGATTCCCTTTGTTTTATCAAAAAATTTGAATGTATCCATATAAGGATATCTATCATATTTCCAATTTTTTAATTGAATTGCGAATTTTTGTTCAATTTTTTTACCACCTAATTCAAAAGCTAATGAATTGTTCCACTTTTGCTCATATTTATACATGTATCCATTTGCAATAGCCCATCTTTTAAATTGATAAGACAACTCCTCATCATTTACTGTATAAATTCGGTCCATTACCTTGTATGAATCAAAGTTCCACAAGAGAGCTCTACCAAGTAGATATTGGTCATCATCAAACATACCAAGCATCGTAACAACATCAGAATTATCAACATATAAACCCATATATCGCTGACAGTTGTCATATTTCATACAGGAGTTTCCAAGTGAACCAGAACATCCACGATACATATCACCATGGTAATATTTCCTAATATCATTACCGGATAAAATTTTGAATGTAAACTTAATCCTACTTAGAATAGACTTATATAGATTATTAAATACTTCGAGATCCTTATCGTGGACGCCATTGAATATTTTATTGATAACAGAAGCAGGACGAGCAAAAAATCGTTTGTTATGTGTCCAAGGATCTTGGCCATCTGGAATACTATCCAATCTTTCTTTTGTTAAGTATGATAACTTGGTTTTATCTAAATTAGAAATTGAAAGATAATTTGCATGGTCTTCTTTCAAATCCTTTTTATCGTGTTCGCTAAGTAATAATCTAGCAACAGAAGAACTATCTTGAATTTCTTCTAAGACAGCCTTTAATTCATCAGATAGTAAGATATTTATTTTATGCATAATCAAATGTTATTAAATGTTAGAATCCTAACTTCTTTATTATTGTGTAATTTTTTCATTGAGTAGTAAAGTTTCTTACCTTCCTCTGTCAAGTCTCTATATGTCGCTTTCCAAGAATATCCATCTTGGAATTCATAAGAATCATTTGACCAACCGATACAAATAGAAGAAACAAATGGAATCGAGATTAATCTATTTAAATCTTCCTTTGATTGTAAATTGGGAAAATAAAAATTATCATATTCATTTTGTAATTTGTTATTTTTTTGAACATCCTCGGAAAGTGTTCTGTCAATAATATCATCTGAAACAAAATCTCCCGGTAAGATAAGATTAATATTTGATAATGCACTATCTTGTTTAAAATCAAAGGCAACCAAATATACTAGTGTCTTTTGTTCAGCATTAATATTCATTCTGTTCCCATAAGGGAAAAATACAAATCCACTATTGTCTTCAGTAAACATATTTTACAAAATTACATCAAAAAAATTAAATTACAAAACCTTTTTCTTCCGTCCACGGAATCACCAATTTATAAAAATTCTCTTCGAAAACAATATTTTCCGGAATATTTAATATTACACAGTTCATCCCTGCTTGATAAAATAAATTAGCAAGAGTTTTACGTGTTTTTCCATTCAAAGATACAGCATCCGGATTTAAACCATCATAAGCAATAAAAAATAATTTATCCACATTCTGTTTAGCATATGAATACAATTTTCTAATATTTTCCTTTATTCTTTCCTCACTAATATATTTCTTTGGAGCATCAACAGTAACCAATCCATAAGCTCTACCACTATTAGATAGGCAATTATTCATTAACTCACCAGGCTCAACACCAAACTCAAGCTGAGCAACTAGAGCTGATCCACCTTTACCTGTTCTTGGATTTCCATTAATTCCAATTGGGTTAGATCCAAAAACAAATATACCATTTTCGGGAAGATTTTTCTTATTTAATGATCCTTTATATGTCATTTGATTAGTTTCTCCAATTTTTTATTCCTCTCAATTGATTTCCTATATTTATTAAACTCTTCCGTATTTATTTCTCCCTCTTGTGGCTCTATATAAAATAAACTACAAACTATAATCAAATATACAATAATTATAGGAATTCCTAAGATGAATAAAAAATCAAAAGGCCTATTGGCCAGTATAATACTAAAAATTTGAATTGTTACCCAAAGTTTTAAAACATATCCCCAACGAATTTTACGTTTTTGATATAAATAAGATTGCTTAAGGCTTATTTTATTTAATAGTAATCCCAATATCAAAAATATCGTAATACCCAAAAATAAATATACAAATATTAAAGGTGTAATCATTTAGATTTCAGTATTTTTGATTTCTGCAGTATAATTTGTTGTTGCTCGATAGCCTAAATATCCAGACGGATAAGTATAATCTATTTTTACTTTATAACCCTCAGAACGAAGTTTTTCAAACACTAAATCATAATTTTCATAATCACTGTCAGCATCTGTGTACTTTATAAATATAGAATGACCTGGGGCTACTTTTTTTAACTCATTTAAAATTTCGTTATACTTTTTCATATTTTTTTTTATTTTATTATCAAGATTTATTTTACATATTTGTTTTATGTTAATTCTTCAAGCAAGTATTCCAATTTTTCATTGCGAATAAAGCATTGTGTGATCTTAATAATTCTTTCTGTTTCTTTTTTAACAACATAGGAATCTTGATTACGGAAAATACTCATATATAAATTGAAAACCACATATGCGTCTAATATAATATCATTTTTACTATCAATAGTTAGCTTTTCAGATTCCGTAGAAAGTGTCGCATATTCTTGCTTAGTCCACTTATGATTCATAAATCGAAGTGAATTTTTAAAAGCATCAAATTTACGATGATTAATTTTTTGATCTTTATCAACAATAATCTCTCTTACTTTTGAAAGTAATACTTTTTCCCCTATAAGGGATTTAATCGAGTTAATTTGTTCGGTGAAAGTTTCACCATCAAAAGATTGTGAAACTTCTTCTGCCATTTTAGTAACTCCGGTAAGATGTTTTTTACAAAGAGTCATGTTATTAACCCCAAATACTAAATACATATTATTATCACCACGATAGAGACCGAGGTTCATATTAAGTCGACGAGACTTATCACTGGAGTTTAGAATGTAAAATGACTTATAGTATGGACTACCGTTTATATCTACAGAGTCCGAAAGTAGTATAAGTTGCTGAATACCACGCTTCATTACAAAACGATAGTGTGAGATTTTGAAATTAGATTCGATATGTGATATTTTATCCTTCATAAAGGAGCGAATGTCAAAAATTTCATATCGTTTAGAAATTGGAGTTGAGTTAATAACAGCACCAAAATATTTGGTAACTACGCTATCTCCAACTTTTACAATTTCAATAGCATCAACTTTTTCAAAAAGTTCTTTTTTGTTGTAAGTCTTGAATCCAATAAGCATATGTGGAAATTTTTACAAATATACGAAAAATAAGTTGAAAATAAAAAATTATAATTTTTCCATAAATACTGAATCTTCATTCTTAAATAAATAGTTCTGGTAAGCATCTTCGGCTAAAAAGGAACACATTGGGGCCAGAGCCTTCATGAATCTTTCCAAAGCAAATTTCATTACATATTGGCATCTTTGCCTTTCAGATGAATGCAAATCATATTCATATAAATAAGACTTTGTAGGAACGTCTAAATATTGACTAGAGAATTCGGTCACCCAAGCCATAAGTTCCTCAAAAACCTTTCTAAAATTCATTTCAGAGTAACTATTTTTAACTCTACTATACATCAACTCACATCTTTCAAGTGCAAGTAATTCTTTTTCCCCCATCTCACATTGTAAGTTTTCAAAGCCATACATATTTCCAAGTAAATATCTTAACGTATTTCTGAATTTAAAATAATATTCACCGCAACTTTTCAAAACATTTTCACCTAACTGAACATCGTCAGCATATGTAACAACAGACGCCCATAACCTCATAACATCACTATTATGCTTTAATTGCATTTCTTTGGGGTCTACTACATTACCAACTGATTTTGCCATTTTTCTGCCATTTCCATCTAATACAAATCCATGTGATACTAGCTTTTTATATGGTGATTTACCATTCATAGCAACAGATGTTAGCAAAGATGATTGAAACCATCCACGAGTTTGATCTGAACCTTCAAAGTAAACATCAGACTGACCACCAACAACTGAATACCAACTAACACCAGAATCAAACCATACATCTAAAGTATGTTCACATTTAACTAAACCGAGTCCTTGAAATTCGCTTGGTAGTAAATCTTCCTCTGTTCTATCAAACCACACATTTGAACCATGATTTTTGAATAGTGTAACTAAGTGTTTTTCTAAATCTTTATTTAGAAATGGCTTACCATCTTTCATAAAAACCGCTAATGGAAATCCCCATTTTCTTTGTCTTGATAAGCACCACCTATCTCTTGATTTTAGTGTACTTATTAGTCTATTTTTCCATCTTTCTTCTGAGAAAGTAACCTCATTTAAAGCAAGTAAAGCCTTTTCTTTTAATTCGGTTAAATCTAAAAAGAATTGTTCAGTTAATTTAAAGTAAACAGGACCTCCTGTTCTCCAATCATGTGGATATGAGTGTTCATAATACTCAGATTTAAATAACATATCACCCATTTGAGATACAACCCACTCTGATCCAGCATCTAAACAAAATAGACCATTTGATAATTTGCCAGCAGGATCAGTTAAGTCTAATCCGGTTAATCCATTCTTTTTACATACTTCAAAATCATCCTCACCATGTGCGGGACAAAGGTGAACTAATCCAGTTCCACTATCTAATTTTACAAATTTATCACAAACTACGACACCATCACTTCCAAGTTTGTTACTATATTTTAACCCCTTAAGTGATTTTCCCTTATATTTATTAACAACTTCCCCATTTAAAAGATGCATTCTTGATTCTGCAACAACATAGGTTTTATCTCCTAATTTTACATCAACATAGTCTCCACTTTTATTAACACATACAGCAACATTACCCAATACTGTCCATGGTTGTGTTGTCCATAAAAATAGCTTTCTTCCATCTTCTAAATCAAATGTAAAATAAGCAGATAAGTCTTTTCTATTTTTATATTCCAATTCAGCCTCAGCTAATACGGTTCTTGATGATGGTGAGTAGTAAACAGGTCTGCTATCAAGATATAATAAAGAACTATTTAGAAAATTATATAATACTTCTAATTGTTTATATTCATAGTTTTTATCCATTGTTAAATAAGGATTATCCCATTCTGCTAAAACCCCAAATGATTTAAATGTTTCGTTTTGTTTTTCAGAATATGTTTGTGCCCATTCCTCACATTTATTTCTAAGTTCGGTAGTATTTAATCTACCATATTTTTTTTGTACGGCTAATTCGGTTGGTAATCCATGACAATCAGATCCAGGCCTAAATCTCACTTTATCACCCTTCATAAGATGATACTTAACTGTCATGTCTTTTAGTACTTTATTTAAAAGGTGACCAACATGCACATCACCATTTGCATATGGTGGACCATCATGTAATGTAAAAAGTTCACCTTCATTTCTTTCGTTTCTATTTTTGAGAACATCTTTCCATAATTTTAAAAGTTCAGGTTCTCTTTGTTGTGAATTCGATCTTTGTGTGAATTCTGTTTTCGGCATATTTAATGTCTTACTCATATTATTTTTGTTAATTTTTTGAAAATAAAAAAACCCCAAGAAAAATTCCTTGGGGTTCAATTTTGATAATAGTTATCCATTATCCAATTGGCTTTAGCCAAGGAATCGTATAATGAATAATTATAATATTTTTGTGATTAAACATAATGTTTATAGTTTTTTTATCTTTATTGTTTTACAAATATATGAAAATAAATTGAAAACAAAAAATTATCTTGCATAATGTCGAATTATACCCCTTCTTAAAATTTCTGCACCTTTTTTAATTCTTTTGTCAATGTATTTGAAAAATCCATCAACCGATAAGCTTTTAATTAATTCTGGATCAATTGAGGTGTCGGGTCCATTTTCTTCTGAATCTAAAAACTTTGTAATATTATCTGCTAGTCCATTTTTCATTTCTGTTAAAACCTCTTCTGGATTCCTATCTGGCATTGACTTCTTAATTTCATCAACTAAAGTTTGCTTAAATGATACAGGATCAAATGATGATAATCTCTGATAAAAATCCCAACTTGGTGTTTTCTCTTTCATTTCATCAAATGAGTATTTCTTAGTATATGGGTAAGCGTCTTGAGTCATGGCATTCAATTCATGTCTTTCCGTCCAATAGATATAATATCCAAACTCTTTCCACCATATATTCCACACACTATCTGGAACATCCGCAGCATTAACATCGAGTGCGTAGGTAACTGAAGTTGGTATAACTGGCTTACCTCTTTTATACCTATTATATCCCTCAAAAGAGTGGTTTAGTTCATGTACTAATCCGGATTCTAATTCAATTTCTAATCCATCAATATCATCAAATTTATCCTCATTTATAATACCACCGACTTCAATTTTTAAAAGTGATTTTCCATCCTCTGTTTCCTCAAAATCTTCACAAGCTCCAGTGGTTGTAAAATGTTTTCCTCTTGAACTTATTGTAGGAAATTTATTAGTAAACTCTTCATTAGAAATTTTGTCAAATGTAACTAAAAGTTCAATTTTTGTAATTGGGTATTTATCTGTTACGGCTGATGCAATTTCTTCTTCAAATTCTAATTTTTCCTCAAATTTTGATACATCTTTGGAATAAAAGTCTTGGAATTTTTCCTTGACATATTTCATTAATATATCACTATACTTCAATGTTTCTTCCGAAACACCAAGTTTTTCGAGTATAAAATCTTGGAATTTAAAAATTTTCATATATTATATATTAATATATAATATTCTAAAATGAAATATATTAAAACATATGAAGACCATGAAGATTTACTTAATTCACTTAAAAAATTAAGTGATCAAATGAGTAGATTAAAAATCTTAACAAAGATGGATATTCGTCATAAAACTCCGAAAGAGATATATGAAGATTTCTTCTTAGAATTTAAAGAATCAGAAGGATTCAAAATAGAGATTCACGGACGTAGCAACAACGGCATAGGTCCTATAAGCGTTGACTTATATAATATGATCGATAAAGATATTATAGAATCTGAATTTTATAGATATGTTGATAAATTGAAGTCAATTAAAAGTAGGTTAGAAAATTATATGAATTTTGATTGTCATTTTACGATATCATTAAATGGTAAAGAACAAAATGTACAAGTAGGATATGACCGAAGAAATGATGAATTTAAATTTTCAGGACTAGGTGATAAAAAAAGCGGATATGATGGAAATGGACAATATTATACAAATATCAATGGTATCGCTGGATCTAAAAATTTTCCAGATGATAAAGTTTCTATGATAATAAAATTTTATATCATTTAAATTTTCTCACCCTTTGTCTCATCATAGTATCTCCATGTAAATCCTTTAACAATTATAAATTTTCCATTTTTCTTATTTAATTTTCTCCTGCAACAAGAAATTAAATTAGATTTACCAATATCATTGTTAGATGATGCTTCTCTAATAGAATCATATATTTGTAGTAATCTACCATTCAAATCATATTTACAAACTTTTCTACTATTAGCCTGTATATTTTTGTTATATGGGACATAATCAAATTTGTCTCCCTTGTATCTAAATGTTGTTGATGTTATATCATCTTCCTTTCTCCAAAAATGTTTACCACCAACAGTATAGTATGATTTTTTTTTACAACACAATGATATTAGATATATATGATTTCCTGATTTTCTACTAGCATCTATCAAAGATTCATATTCATTTAAAATATTTCCATTTAGGTCATATTCTATAACAGGAGTCATATATTTATATTTGGAATCATGTATTTTCTTTTTTGATGAATCTTTATGTTTTCTGCCATTCCAGTCAACACCAAATTCACCACCTTCGCTAAGGTTTGTTAGTCGAAATCCATCATCTTTAAATTTCCTAACCCAATATATTTCTAATTCATTTACATTTGATGAATCACATTCCTGAATAATGTTCATTATTGGTTTTTCTCCAACTTTCAAAAGTGATTTTATCCAATTAGATTTATGTGTATTTTTATCATATTTTTCTAGATAACACTTTTGTAAATGCCGTTTATATCTATTTTTTGGATTATTAGTTTTCCCAATATATCTAACTTCATTGGTAATTGGATCTGAAAGTGAATAAATAAATTGTTTCTTTAATATTTTTTCCATAATTTTGTTTTTGATATTTTATATATATATTATATAAATAAACTAGATACTCCTATATGAAATACATTAAAAAACGAAATAGTTTCTTAAAAGAAAGTAAGACTATGAAAGATGATGCTCTACACATCTTGGCAACACATGATGACAACCAATCCTCTGATATTAAAGAGGTTTTAGATGACCTAGATAAAACAAAAGTTTCCTCTAGGGTTATTACCAGGTTTGCCCCTTCTCCAACTGGAAAACTTCACATTGGGGGAATACGCACTGCATTATATAACTATCTATTTGCTAAAAAGCACAATGGTATATTTTATGTTCGTATAGAAGATACTGATCAAAAAAGATTCGACTCTGAAGCAGAAGATTATATTAAGAACGCGTTAGAATGGGTTGGTATTGAAACAGATTGGGATCCATGGAAGGGGGGTCCAAATGGTCCTTATCGCCAATCCGAAAGGGATTATACTGGACACATCAAAACTCTATTGGATGCTGGTCATGCTTATTATGCTTTTGATACTGAACAAGATTTAAATTTAGTAAGAAAGGATAATCAAAACTTTGCCTATGATGTAAAGTCAAGAATGAATATGAAAAACTCTCTTTCTTTATCAAAAGAAGAAGTTGATAAATTACTTGAAAATAAAGCACCATATGTAATTAGATTTAAGGTTCCTGAAAACAAAACTATTAAATTTACTGATATCGTTAGAGGTGATGTTTCTTTTAATAGTGCTCAAGTTGATGATAAGGTATTAGTTAAATCAAATGGTATTCCTACTTATCATATGGCATCCGTATGTGATGATCATGATATGGGAACAACACACGTTATTAGAGGTGAAGAGTGGCTACCGTCTGCCCCATTACATGTCATGTTATATGAAGCATTTGGTTGGGATGCCCCGCAATTTGCTCACTTACCTTCAATTCTTAAGCCAGATGGTAAAGGAAAACTTTCAAAAAGGGATGGACTCAAATTAGGTATTCCAGTATTTCCATTTGGTGGAGAGGGAGTAGATGATAAAGGAAATACCGTTAAATATAAAGGATTTAAAGACGAAGGATTTGAACCAGACGCACTTGTAAACTTCTTATTGTTATTAGGATGGGCACCAAGTGATGGTAAAGAAATTTATAATTTAGCTGAAATGATTTCTGACTTCTCTCTTGATAGAGTTCATAAAGCAGGAGCTAGATTTGATATGGATAAAGCAAAGTGGTTTAATAGTGGATATCTTCAAAATAAATCAGATGCTGAATTATTAAGTCATATTGATATGGGTAACACCTATAAATATGATGATGATAAATTATCAATGATTGTTGATTTGTGTAAAAAGAGAAGCACTTTTAAAACTGATATGCAGGTTGTTGCTGATATCTTCTTTAAACCAGTAATTCTTGGAGAAAAGGAATTAAAAAGCTTATCAGAAGACTATAAAAAAGTTTTTGTAGACTTTGTTGAAAAAGCATCATCAATTGATTGGGAAATGGAAAAGGTTAAACAATTAATTTTTGATATCTGTGCAGAAAAAGGAATTAAAATGGGTAAAGTAATGCCGTCATTAAGGTTAGCAATCACTGGTGGAATACCAGGCCCAGATTTAGTGACATCGCTATATATACTAGGAAAAGAAGAATCAGTTAATCGTATAAAGAATTCTATTTAATGTATTTTTTATTTCTTTCTTATTATTCTTATTGAATCTAATTAAACGAATATTGTTATTTAAGCAGTATTCGTTTTTTATTTTATCTCTATTTTTTATTTTGTAAAATGTATCTTCCCCTCCAAATATTTTTATTGGTCTAATATGCTGTTCACCATCAAATTCTATACACAATCTATATTTTGGTAAATAAAAGTCGAATAACAACGGATTTTGTCCTATCAAACCTTCAAATTTCTTTTGTCTGTAGAAATCAATATTTAAGATAAGGCCCATCTCGAACAATATTTCCGAAATTAGTTTTTCACCTATACTCTCTTTACAAACTGGGCATCCGGTTCCTCTGGCATGATGATTTATTCTTTGTGTAAATTTCCCATGCTTAGGACACAATATGTCTATATAGCTTTTTGTTGTAGTCAATTCACCATATTTAAATAAAGAATAATCATATTTGTACCCATGCTTTTTATTAAATTTATCTAAAATCTTATCTTTTGAAAGCCTCCGACACGATGGACAAGGTTCGCTAATTTTAAAGTGGTTTAATGGTATTTGCATAAATGATCCGTGTTTCCTACAAATTATTTCAATTTTAGTTTTAGAGTTTACATAAATTGACTTCGTATAATCAAATTTATCACCATGTTTATTTTTAGACATATTAAGAAAGTATTGAAAATCGAAACTTTGCTTTTTAGACCTGTTTTCATTGTAACACTCTGGACACCCAGATCCACTGATGTGAGACCTAGGTGTTTGTAAAAATGTTCCATGTTTCTTACAAGTTATTTTAACTTTTTTATTAGCAGAATCATAATTACATAAAGAGTAATCATACACACCGTTATGTATAATATTACATTTATTTATAAATTCTTCATTCGTTAGTTTTCTCATTATAGTATATATTAATATAATTACGGTTCCTTTTTGTCAACAATTATGTTTATATTTGTTGATGTTAAAAAATAATATATAGTTATAGATATGAGTTCTATTGAAAATGCATATCCAAAAAATTTGATAAAATAATATGAATATTAGAAAATTTAATGAAATGGATACATTCAATATTACATTCTCTTCTAAAGAAGAATTTATAAAATTTTGGAGTGATAGATGGAAAGGAACTAATGCGGAAAAGTTTCCAAAAGAATTTATAGAAACTTTTGAGACACAATTTGATTATTCGGAATGGGAAAAAGAAAATTATAATTATGGAAGCGAATTTGATGCGGATAGTGAGATCGAAAATATTGACTCTGAATTTGGAATTGCAATAGGAGACGACGAAGACTGTGATATATCCTCTGATGAGTGGGTTGATTTTTATAACAGTTGTTGGACATGGTTAAAAAATAATAAAAAATAATGAAATATTTAGAAAGTTATGATGGGTATGGTGAACTTAACGTCGTTTGTGATGAATCTTGTTACTCATTAGCGAGCACATACCTAAATAAGTTAGATAAAAAATCAACTATATCTAGTAAAGAAGGTAATTCATCTGTTATATCTGCGATTAAAACTCTTATATCAAAAGGATCTAACAATATTTTAGTTATATTAGATGATAGGGGAGAATTAAAAGATCAAATGGATGAAAGACTTGATTTTTTAAGAGGTTTTATGGGTGAGCGGGATTATAAAAAACTCGATGTAAAAATGGTATCTGAATTAAAGATAAGTGAGAGTAAATTATATGAAGAAGCAACATTTAAAAAGTCAGATTTTAATATTTATAAAATCAGAGTTTATGCTGATGGTATTGATGTTGTTAAAAGTAAATTTGATGGAGATCCAATTCAACATAATGAAAGAGCTAAGGAATATGCAGACTTTTTTGGAAAAATGGTTGAAAAAGTAACTGGACAATCAATGAGATATTATTATACCAAATATATGTTCTTTGCAAAAGAATCAGTTGTTGAGTTGTTAAAGGCTAATTATGATATTCGAGTAGTAGAAGGAGAAGAATATAATTGGTGGTTTATACCTAAAGAAAATAAAGAAGTGTCAGATTGGGTAGAAAATAATTGTAAACTACCATTCAGAAAAGCTTTAAGAAGTCCCAATTTCGCTTCTTTAGATAGTGATAGTAATGATTATTGGAGAAAAAAGGCTGAAGAACTTACAAAGGATTATAAAATGAAAAATAATTTATAAAAATGAAAAAGTTTACTGAGTCATTATCAAATATTGATAAAGTTGCATCACAAAAGTTGATATATTTTGATTTATTTCCACTATTAAAAGGATTGGAAAAAGAAAGACCCGGAATTAAAGATAGAATTTGGAGTTGGCTTTGTAGTGAATGGGATGTTGCGTTCAAACCATATAATGATAGAATTATAAATATAAATTTATTTTACTACGGAGTTGGTGAAGAATATACTCTCAAAAATGAATATTATGAGGAAGAAGTAAAACATTCAAAAAAAATTCACCCAAAAGCTTTTAAGGAGGGTGAGGAAAAAGAGTTAAGATTAGATTTAAACTTAATATGGCATGTTTATGAGGATGAGATTACTGATGCAGAAAATTTTTCGGTAATAACAAGATGGTAAAAATAAACTATTTATAAAAAATTTCGTATATTTGTAATATGAATATCAATTTAAATATCGTCGTGGTATCAACATCTGTCCGATGTTGGTAATTTTTACGCCTAAAATTATACAAACCCCAACATCAAAAATGTTGGGTTTTTTTTTATTTCCAAACAAAAAATGAATAATTATGAAAAATAAATTTTTAATAGATACTCCCCCACCAACAATTAGCGGAAGTCAAGGGCTTCATATCGGACATATATTTTCCTATACACAAGGTGATCTAATTGCAAAATATAAAAAATTTATTGGCAATGATATTATCTACCCGTTTGGAATAGACAATAATGGCATACCTACCCAAAAAAGTGCATCTAACAAGGGAATAAAAGGAACGAAAGAAATAATTGACTTCTCACTTAAAAGGGGAGAAGACTACAAATTAACATTTGAAATGTGCGGCATTACTTTTGAAAATGGGCAAGATTATCATACCTATAATAATCTTTCACTAGATATTTGCTATCAAGCATTTGAAATTTTAAAGAAAAAGGGAATTGCCTATAAGGCAAACACAGAATATCTGTGGTCTGAAAAATTAAAAACTTCTATTTCACAATCTGAATTAAATGAAGAAGGATTGATTGAAAGAACTGGAGAAACTCCAATTATTAAAAGTGGTGAGGGGTGGTTTATTAATTTAAAAGATCATTTGCCACAGATAAAAGAAATGATAGATAAAATAGAATGGAAACCAATTAAATTCAAGAAAAGAATTGATGATTGGATTGAAAATATAAAATGGGATTGGTCAATCTCAAGAGAAAGAAATTTTGGAATTCAAATTCCTGGTGAAGAAACATTTACCTTTGATACTTGGTTCATTTCATCACTATCTCCGCAAATTGCTTGGTCGTCATATAAAGGATATAATGATATGCTGAATTGTCCAATATTTGATATGAGATTTCAATCACATGATATTATTAGAACTTGGGCATTTTATACAATTGCTATGTCCTATTTTATTAATGGTCAAATTCCTTGGAAAACAATTATGATAACAGGTCATACTTTAGATGGAAATGGGGATAAATTTAGTAAATCAAGTGGTAATGCAACTCCGCCAAAGCCATTAATTGATAAGTATGGTATATCAGGAATTAGATATTGGGCTTTTTCTAGTACGTTAGGAACCGATACTAAGATTGATGAGAATAAGATGAAAATAGGCTGGAGAATTATTAATAAATTAAAAAATGCTGAAAAGTTTATTAATATGCAAATAGAAAATAATTGGATTGGTGAGAAAGAAGAATATTATTCTAAATGGTTAGAACAAAAGAATATGATATTTGAATATTTAGAAGAATATGAAATTGATAAAGCAAATGGTGCTTTATATGAATTTTTCTGGGACACATTTTGTTCTACTTGGATTGAGGAGTCTAAAAAAGAATCAATATCATTAACATTAATTAAAATACTTAATGAAATAAAAGGTATTATAAATTTCATTTATATAAAATAAAAAAACCCTCAAATTAATTTGAGGGTTTTTTTAATTCTTAAACAACGGGTGTTAAGAATATTTTTCGATTGTGCCTATCAACAGCGATTACCTTTACCTTTACTTCCTCGCCATCAGATAAATCTTTGTTCACCTTTTCTAACTCGGAGATATGTATTAGTCCGATTGTTTCCTGGTCTAAGAAAACAAGCGTTCCGAACTGTTTATTTTCTTTAACCTTACCAGTTAATACTTGACCATTTTTAATGGAATCCCAAAGAGAGTCTCTTAAAATTTGAGTTAAGATGATTTTGTCTTTGATAATTTCCTTAACATAGAATTGAATTTCTGTGCCAGGTTGAATTTGTGCAAGTTTGTCTTGCCATTCAGGGTTGATGTTTGTTTTGTGAATCATACCTGTTAAACATTCACCAAATTCAACGAATACTCCGAATGGTGTTGTTCCTGTAACGTTTCCATTATAAACTTCTCCCCTTTGTAATTTTTTGATTGCTTCTGGAATAAGTGTTTGTAGATATTTTCTTCTACTAACAATATATGTACCTTCATCCCTAGAATATGATTCAATCATAACTTCAAGATTTTTACCGATAATTGATTCGGTGTCATATAATTTGTTAATACCAGCGAGTGTGTTTGGCATAAAGCCTGGTAATGTTACTCCCTCATACAATACATCAACATTGTATCCAGCAGGAGTTAATTCTCTAACGAAGACATTCACATGCTGATCTTCATCAATTGATTTGAGTGTTTCGTGAGCTCTGCTTTCATAAAGACTGGATAATCCACCTTTAATCATAAAGGTTACTTCGTCAACTTCAACGATGATAACATCTACTTTATCACCAACATTTGTATTTTTTAAATACTTAGCTTCGTTTGGTTTATTTTCAATTCTGATATAATCCTTGAAATTACCATCAAACATTAAAAATTCTGTAGTCTGTCCTACATAAATTGCGTGTACAATTTCACCTTCAACAGGAGATTGGAATGTGTACCCGTCATACATTTTTTCAAGAATAGCATTCTGTAATTTCCATTCTCTTTGTTGTTTCTCTAAATCGAAGTCAAAGTCTTCGCCGACTTCCATTAGTTTAAATTTTTTGTTATAAAATTTGTTATTCATACTTTTGTTTTAATACTCTTCTATATCTATATGTATTAAAAGTTTATATGATTTATAAAATTATGCGAGGTATATTGTTTCGATTCATATAATCTCTAATAAAAATAGCTTCCTCATATTTTTCCTCCTTAACTAGAATCTCCAATTTTTGATTTAATTCAATCGCTATTTCTTGTGAAGTTTTTTCTTTTTTTATATCATCATCTAAAATTGAATTGAAATATTCATTTAAGTGATTAATATCTTTAAATTGAACATCCTTACTACCACTAAACTTAGAATTTAGCAATTTTCGAATATAGAAGTCGTTTAAAGCATTGTTATCTATTAAATATTTAGCCAAATGATATGGCCTATTTTTAAATAGCTTTAATACATTAATTAAGGTCTCATATAGCTTATCTCTATCCTTATCTTCCATAGTTAGATTTTTTCAAAATATAAATTAAAATAATAATTAAAATTATAAGATGTTGATGATTTTTCTTGATTAAAAATAATATTCAATTTTCCTTGACTTTCGCTTAATATTGACTGTATTTTTTTTGTTACAAGACTGCTGTTTGTAATCTCATCAAAGGTATTTTTATATTTCATGGATCCATCATTAGAAAATGATTTATAATCAACGAAAAAGTCTACTGATTTATATTTATATCTATTTATTACATTTTTAAGAATATAATCATTAATAGCAGAATCCGTATTATTAAAAATAGTCATATTGTTTTTAACACCTTCAAATGTTCTATATTTTTTTAGTGTGGCAAATATATAATTCGATAGTATTTTATTAATATCTATCTCTATATTCCATTTAGTATTAGATGCAAGTTGAATACTACTTTGTGATTCATCAGACTTTATAGTATGATTAACTGATTTATCATTAACACTACTATATACTATAGGGTCTAAATTTTTCTCTAAAGAAAAGTTCAGTTGTTCTCTATTTTGGTCCTGATAGTATATTAAATTTTCATTTAAAATAGAAATTGAATCTTGAATGTCAAGCATTTTAGATCCAAAAAATGAGGTTTGCTCCGTCATATTCATGGTCCCGTTAATATTTACATATTTAAATTCGGGTGATATATAATTTCTTCTCATTATGATTTTAAAATTTTATTTGATGTGAGATTTACCTCAGTGTTTTGATCAATATCCAAACATTCAATATAATACTCATTATCCCAAGTTGATTTAAATATGAAATAATCGGTAAATGTATATCCAAATTCATCTAACATCGGATAGATGGATTTAATATCTGGATTAAATCTAAGTTTTAAAATATTACTCTTTCTATTTATTTTGGAAATAACTCTTTCCTTCATCATACCAAAATTTGTTAATTCAGTATCGAATTTATAATTTCCAACAGCAGATGATGTCATACCCGGAGCCTCAAATAGTGGTATTGTATAAAATATTGGACAATAATATCCACTGTATCTATATAGACTGTTATAAATATTATTTTTTAAACCATGATAATTTTCAATAATAGATGGATCATCTTTTCTCTTACTTATTTCGATTCCTAATCCATTACTATTATAATAGTTTAGCATATCAATCGTTACAATACTACCATTATCTAACTTTCTTTTTGGTTTAAATTGACTAACTTCAAGTGTTGATGTATTATGTAGTAGAGATTGAACTCTACTAAATAACCTATCCGGAGCTTGATATGTTAACATACAAGGAAGAGATGTTATATTATCAAAGTCATATATTTCTAGCGACCCATCTTCGTTGATAATTACGTATTGTAAATAATCACTAAATCCAAATTTATTGGATAAGTCTGATATAGCATTTGTAAAGTTTAAAGCAGTTATATTAGAATAAATATCATTATATAAACTATCTCTATCTACACTCGATATATCTGGTAATGTGTTATCATTAACATAAATATTAACTAAAACATTTTTATATTTTTTATTAATGTATACGGATATTCCATTTTCTAAGGTAGAATCAGATTTAGCGGTACATTGATAATATTTATTATTTAATAATATAATAGGGTTGTCTGCCAAGTTATATTGATAATTTGTATCTGGAACCATACTATACTTTCTAGTCCAAACATTTGATATTCCTGGAATATCGCCCGATGAATAAGAGGAATTTAGCTGGTATAATATTTCATTATAAACAACATATGGGTATCCAGGTGTTGTAATAGTTGTATTTGGTTTTGATATATAATTGCTACCATATGTATATATCGGTGACCATATTTCAACAATATTCCAATCAGATTTTATTGAAGTCTCTACCCAAAAATATGTAGATCCTACTGTATCCACTGCTGATGTTATAGTTGATGGTTCGCTTCTCCAAACATTGGATGATCCTGGCTGTATTGTGTTGCTTTGTGTGGTTGATATCCAGGTCTTATTATCATGCCTAATCACATCATTATATCCATATGATTTAAATGGATTCCAGAATGAAAATGTATTTCCAGTACTGTCGTAATAGTAATACTCGCCTTTATTATAGATAAAGTCATTAGATGAGAATGTAAACGATGGGGTCCAAAATATACTTGTTGATGGTGACCAATCAACATTTTCCCACTCTGATGTTTCAGTAGATGGATTCTTAGTTGGATCAGTTATAGTAGAACTTGTAGAAGCCTTATATAAGATATCATAATATGATACAACATCATTAGTTGAATATGTTTTATTATGAACCCAATTATCAATCACATACCATGTGAGTGAATTATTTGTTGTCGATAAGTCTCCGACTGATATATCTGATGCGGAATGTGATACTTTATAATCATTTTTTGATAAAAGAATAGAAAATTTATATCCTTGATATGTATTTAATGATTTTAAATTAATATCATCGATATTACCATCCGATACTTTAATATCCTCGACATCATATAAATTAAATTTTAGTCCTCTAAATAGAGTTGTGTTAGGTATAACATTATCTCCCGCCTCAAAAACAGACCACTTCTTTGTATTTACTATCTCATCACCATTATTAAATGTCGACTTTTTACCAAAGAAATAAGAAAAATAATCATATGTTGTATCTAAGTATTTATCTAATTCAAAAGAAAAATTAGTATCTATATTACCATTAATTGTGGACTCAACATGAAGGCTATGATACGAATAAGATGCGGTAGATGAATTTACCGAATAAAAATAATCTAAATTTCTTTCTTTCCTACTTGGAATAGGATCGAATGGATTTGTTGTTCTGTTAAAATCCTCAGATAGAAATGAGTTATTTAATAGATATGGATAGTCATTAGATGATAGTGAGTTTTGATACCCCCATTTACTCCTATATGAGTTTTTTCTCCATATATCAGATAGATCATTGTCTACTATTCGGAAAGTCTCACCATTGGCAGTATATTCAGATGATACAGGTATATTAACCACCTTACCATTTACAATATAATCGTTATAATCACTAGGATTATTTTTGCTGTCATAGTCCAATGTATACATTTTTGGCTCATCTGTATATGTCAATTCTGATATTTTTGAATACTCAAATTTGGAGTACTCTGTTTCTACAATAGTAGTATCAAAATCCTTAATGTCAGTAAACTTACATTTGTAAATTTTAAATGGTATTAAATTAGGATTACCATCAACTTTTAGATTCAAAGTAGTTTTATATGCGGCATCTGGACTATTTATCCAATATTGTAATTTATCTGATGACATGGTGAATCCATAATCAGATTGTATATAAAATACGCCATTTGATTCTTTAATTACATGATACTTTCCATCAATATCTATTAACCACACATCAGCTAAATCATAATCTGATATTAATACATTACCATTTAATAATTCAATAGAATTGTCATCGTTTATTTGAACAACGTTGCTATTAATAGAACTATGTGTAATTCCTATTAGATCGACATCACTTATTATTTTATAATAGTATCTTTCACCTAGTTTAACTTCATCGCTATAAACAGTTTTGGATAATCTTACTTTGGAAAACTGTGCTTTCGATGTTCTAATATATCTTTCGACTTTATAAAATCTACCACCAACTTCTATATAGGGTGATGTAATTATATCCCAATTATCTATAAATGGACTATCACTACTTTGACTAGTTAATAAGTTTCCACCAGATATAACCACATCTGATTTTAATTCAGGTAATAGATAAGGGCTAAAATTATAAACATTTTCCATCTCATCAAGATAGAATCCCATGTACCTGTTAATACTCCATTTTCTTAACGTGTCTGGAGTTGCCGGAGTATCATCAAATAAAAAACTAAAATTTATAATATTTGGAAATATTACTTTATTGTTTTTATATCCATCATATACTAATCTTTCAAAGTCACTAAACGTGTTTTCATATTCTAATGCAGAGTCTAAGAAAAACGATTTAGATGTATATCCACCCACCTCATAGTCAATCCCATTCCAGCTTGAAAATTCAAGACTTCTATAATCCATATAAAATGGACAAGTCGGAAAATATTGATTTTGCACATAATTATTATTTATCCACTCACCTAATGGTGTATTTTTTGTTAAATCAAATATTTTTACACATTTGAAATTATCAACAATTTCAGATCTAAAATTATCCTTATTTAAATTAACCAATCCAGGGCCATCAATCCTAAGTACTATAAATTTCTTTGGAAAGCTCTCATCACCAACATACAGGGGTGCAAAACATTCAAACTCTTCATTATAGTTTTTGTTATTAATAATATTTCTACACCCCATTTGATAAATATCATCAAATTGTTTATCAAAGGTATTAAACATGTTATCATTATCATCATCATATTTAACCTTAAAAGCTATATCAACTGGGAGTCCATTATAAAAATAAGGCACTATTTCATCATAATAGGTATTTTTATTAAATTGTACCTTTTTGTATTTACTATCAGACAATTGTGCATCTGAGTCAATAGAATCTAGAAATAGATTGTAATTACTAGAGACCATAACTTTCACATTCGTTGTTAATCCAACATTTGTTCTTAATATAGAAAAACTATTCATTTATTATTATACTATTTTCGTAGGCCCAGACGTTAAGGCTTTGTTCAAAACAACTTTATTCCTATTGATAACAAATTTTATTGTGAAAACAAATGGTCTATTATCAACATCTGTTTCTAATAAAAATTTAATTTTCTTAGTATGCCTAATTGTTTTAGTAGCGGAATTTAAATTAATATATTGATAATTTAATCCTGTCTGACTTGGATCCAATGCATTCATCTTAAAATAGATGTTAATTGGGATATTTATGTCATTTGATGTTCCGCCATCAAGAGCTCTATTTTTATCAGCATTGGTTTCTACAATGTCTTCTAACTTAGGAACAGATGGGTGAACACTTGTTAATAATTTAGTAGTACTTGACACACTAACCGTATTATCTATCCATTTAGATACGTCTAGTAATGAGTTATTATTACCAACGAAAGATAAAATAGAATTCTCCGAATATCCTAAATTAAATTCGGTTGATGATAAAATACTCGTAATTGAGTTACTATCTGATTGAATAAATCCATTTCCTATATTATCAGATAATTTGGTAATTGACGTTTGATTTAAACTATCATAATTAACAAGCCATACGAATTGGTTATCAATTTGTGATTTTGTTTGACCTGTTAGATTAGAAAAAATCAATTCATTTTGATCATTAATCCAAAAAGATTGAGGAGCCGATTGATTATAGATATCACTATTAGTGGTATTTATATATGTTCTATTAGATAGAAGTCCTAGTGGAGAATCAGATGATTTATTTCTAATTTTCAATAAGAAATCTTTGATAGAATAGATGTTGTTAGCATAAACTCTACCAGTTGGTACACCAGTTGACACATAAGAATCTAAATAATCTTCACATTCAACCGTAAATGCTAATTCAGAACCATTTTTAACAACAAATTGTTCTGAATTTCTGTAAATAACAACTTCAAGTTCTCCTTTGGCCTTCTTGATTTGATCTTCAAGTGATTTAATCCTACCTTCAAGATATGATAAATATTCAAAAAGATCTAGAGCAGTGCCATTAGAATCTTTAAATCCTGATAGGATACTTGCTGAGTTGTGTAAATATGTTTTATTATTTATAGTAGTCGTTTCTGATAAGTGTGTATCAAGACCCTTTGCAGTTAAATCAGATTGAATACTTGCTTTAATATCTTCTTTATTAGCATCGGTTATGATCGCATTGGTTTGATTTAAATTGTTACTTAACTCATCAGGAAAGTCAACAGATAATGTATCAGACCAATCGGATTCAACAGGAGATTCTGGCCATCCAACTTCAGATATTGACTTTACTCTTATTTCTACTCTCTCATTATATTGAATAGGAATATCAACTTGGTTTATATTAACCACATCTGGATTGGATAAATCTTCAGTATTCCATGTATATGATCCAGTCGTTGGATTAAAGGTTCTACCTCTAACATCACTCTTAATTGATACCCAATTAGAAAATGCTGCTGTCTTAGGTGACGGTAATAGGGAATCACTTATACTAAATGTTTCAATAGGTGTCTCTTTGCCATCTTTACTTAAATATCTGTATTCAACAACAAATTGAATTACTTCTTGTGGATTTGTTCCTTTTGAAACAACTGCTTTTGGTATATCCCAAAAACCTCTAACACTAAATTTATAATCAACTGAATTACCAGCCGAGTTAGAAATAGTTAATATTTCGGATACTAAAGTATTAAGTGCTTTAGATTTAGTTTCCTTTGTTTTTACTAGTCTATCCAATTCATTCTCAAATTGTTTTCTAGCAGCATCTGATGCAAATCTAGTTACTTTTAATTGTTTATTCTTATCTGTAATAGCGGCATCTATTTGCTCAATTTCAGATTTTAAAGCTTTTTGTTGATTATTTTTACTCTTTAATGTATTTGAATCAGAATTATCTGTCAAATGTTTATTTATTTGAACAACTTTGAAATTAGATAAACTCAAAACAGGTCTATTTGGAATAGTTGATAAGATATTTGGTGTTTTTTTAGCTACCAAGTCTTTAATAACTTGGCCATAATCATATACATTATCTATGTAATATTGCTCCATTGTACTACCATTAGATGAGTCATCAGATACTAATCTTAAATCATTTGTCCAAAATCCAGTACCAGCACTCCAATTCTTAGATAGTAAGAAATTGTCCATATTTAATGGTTTAATAAATATCACATTTCTCTCATTGTATCCAATTGAGACTCTAACCTTCTTAGTGTATAAAACAGGAGAATAAAATTTAAGTGTATTATATCCAACGGATATTGGTTCATTGCCTTCAACCCTTTCTAGTCTAACCTTAGCGGTAGATGAAACAGTAGATATCTCTACTATTTTATATCTAGTTGTTGATTGATCAACATTCACAATTAATTCATCACTAACGGTAAGTTGTTTTATTTCGTTTGTTTGTGTGTTGACATAATCAAGTCTATTTAAATGATACCATAATTTTCGATTTATCAAATCCTCTTCAGTTTTCAGAACTGTAAATGATCCTGAATATTGTAATTCATTTGGTTGTAAGTCAAATACTTGCTCATCATAATTTGGCGTACTTGGTGTTAATACTCCAGGTGTAGTAGAGTGCCATGTTGTAAACTCATCAAGAACAATTGAACTATTGTTTCTGAATTGTGTATTAAAACTATTCAATGCTGCTTGACCAAGAGTTGTATAATTGCCTAAGGAATCCTTTTCAAATTCAACTATATACCTTCTACTTAATACTTTTCTAACATTGTTCTCAATTCTACCACTTAAATCTATTTCAACTGATAACTCTGGGTTCATCAATCCTTCAAAAAACCAATTCTTACTGGATTTAAAACTATTCAATACCTGTAATTGTGATATATCATTCGGTTCTCTATTTAAATCAACAGTTACTATCTTCTTGTACTTATTGGAAGATGAAGTTTGTATAACAGCTCCGGTATTATCTACATTATAAATAGAGTTAATATTATTATTAAGCCTATCTATTTCAGATTTTAAAAATCCAAATGATGGTAATACAAATTGTTTTGATATACCTGATGAATCAGTAACATTTACAGTTACGGATGCTTCTGTGGATACTGCAAGATCATTAATTTTTGAAAGTGTATCAATTAGATTGTTATTAAAACTTATAACTTGTTCCGCTACGGTATGGTATGAACTTTGAAATGGCATTTTTTATATAGATTTTTTTTATATATTAATTTTTACTATCTTTGATTAGTTAATTGTGAACTATATAAAGAAATTAAAATCATTGGGGTTTAAGAAAATTGAACCTATTGTTGTTTGTAGCTTCAACTATGAAAAAGTAGGTCGTAAGCACTTATCTGGACATTATATTATTTCTCTTAAAGAAGTAGAAAGTAATGAAAAATATAAAAAGGAAACCTCTGATTTTTATCAAAAAATTACTTACTATCCAAAATCTATTCAAAATCAATCCTACCTATTAAAAGTATCAAATGTCGTTTCCTTATTTATAATATTAGTAGGGGGAGAGTTCACCTTTGTAATAAAGGATGATTCTATTCCCAATGATGAAAGGCCATATACCATCTACATAAATTCTATCAAAATTGCAATAAAATCTGAGTCATTAAATGACAACTTTTGGAAAAGATGTATGGAATTTATTAGTAATGATATTAAGCGAGACCTATTAATAAAAGAGATTTTTAAATATGGATAATTTCGAAGACTTTATAGAAGAAATTAAGGAAACATCAAAAAATTATGTAATTATATGTGGATTTACTGATATAAAAGATGCTGCATTGATTAATACCAGTCACTATATAATGCTTGGGTATGCAGATGAAAAAGATATCAAAGAAGCTTTATCGTATATTGAAGAATTACCAGAAATAGAAGGCGAATATGAATTCGATGCTGTGTTTAGATGGGTTTCGGATGATTATGATGATATGGGTCGGATTACACTTAGGGGATATTTGGAAGAAAAATACACTAAATTCACTCTAATTCAGACACTTATACAACGAGAAAGAGAGGAAAAAATTGACAACTTTTTCGATTTTAATTTTGATTAATTCGATAAATTATCGTATATTTGTAAAAATGATTAATATGATTCAAGAACTGCGTAATAAAATAGTCGAGGCCAATAAGTTATATAGGATCGGCAAGCCTATTATCTCTGATTCCAAGTATGACCAATTAGTTGAAGAATTGGCTCTATTATCACCAGATGATGAATTACTCACAAGTGTTGGGCACACTGTTTCCGATGAACGTAAAAGCCGACTTCCAATTGAAATGGCTTCTATGAATAAAATTAAAACTATGGATGATATCAATGATTGGTGTCGTCTTAAATCTATTCCCAAAACCGAAAAGGTTATTATCACACCAAAATTTGATGGGCTTTCTCTTTGTGTAGATGAAACATCAGACTCTGCTTGGACTCGTGGTGATGGTGAGTTTGGTCAAAAATCAAACGAACACTACAAACTAATTAAAAATCACCTATATGCGGATTTAGAAGGAAACTTCGATCCATTTTCACCTATACCCTTTAAGTTTACTTATGGGGAGGTTATGATGCCTAAAAGTGTATTCGTTAAAAAATACTCGGAAGAATTTGCCAATCCAAGAAATTTGGTTGGGGGTCTTTTAAATTCTAAAGATGCCACTGAACCATTAAAAGATTGTAACTATATTAAATATGGTGCAATTCCTGACGAAAGGTTCAATTTCTCAACTAAACAAGAAATTATTGATGAACTTAACAACGGACAAACTATTGGTGTAAACTATTTTGTTTGTAAGGTTTCTGAATTGACAGAAGATTTGTTAATTGATTTATTTCACAAATGGTCTGTTGATTATGAAATTGATGGTGTAATCATCGAAATAAATGATCTTAAATTACAAAATAAATTAGGTCGTGAGACCTCTTCAAATAATCCGGTATGGGCTCGCGCATTTAAACACGAAAGTTTTGAACAATGTGCTGAGACTGAAGTTATCGGCATCTCTTGGAATATATCCAAACAAGGATATCTCAAACCAACTCTACACGTTAGTCCAATTAAACTTGATGGTGTTACTGTTTCTAATGTAACTGGTAATAATGCTAGATTCGTGAAAGATTTAGGTCTTGGAGTCGGCGCTAAAGTCATTATTAAACGATCTGGAATGGTTATTCCTTTGATTGTAGACGTAGTAGAAACGGTAGACTTTGTGATGCCAGATGTTCCTAATATTGATTGGAATGAAAATGGTGTTGAACTAATGACACTTAACGAAACTGATGATCAAAAGCTAAAACAATTGATTGCCTTTTTTAAAATTCTTGATGTTAAAAATGTATCAGAAGGTGTAATTAATCAATTCTGGAATGCCGGATATAAAACAGTTAAGGATATTTTGAATCTTACTAAAAGTGATATGGAGAAATTGGATAGATTTGGTAAGAGGAAAGCCACTATTGTATATGATGCTATTCAAAAATGTATTAACGATGTGAGCTTGTCAAAACTGCAACATGCTACTGGCCTTTTTAAAGGTCTAGGTTCCAAGAAACTTGCCTTGTTGGAACATTTCACCAAAAAGCCTACCATTAATCAAGTAATGGAAATTGAAGGATTTGCTGAAATTTCTGCCCAATCATATATAGATAATTATGATACTTTCTTTAATTTTATTAAGGATTTACCAATTACCATTGAAGAAAAAGTTGAAGTAGTCCTATCTGATACTGGATTAGAAGGCACCTCATTTGTATTTACTGGCGTTCGTCGTCCAGATCTAGAGGGTATTATTGTATCTCGTGGTGGTAAAATTGGTGGAGCTGTTTCTAAAAACACTACACACCTTGTAATGAAGGCGGTTGGTAGTGGATCTTCTAAAGAAAAGAAAGCTATTGAATTAGGTGTTGAAATTATTACTGTTGAACAATTAGAAAAATTATTAAAATGAAATTAGAATATACTTTAGACATAAAAAACTTAGAAGTTATTAAGGACGAGGAAGAACAATTTGATTTATTCTTCTACCAAGGTCATCCAATATTTGTAATACCTGACTTTGGTCAACCTCAAGACATTTGGATAGGTTTCCTATCCTACTTAGAAGAGAAAAATGGTGAGGTTTGGGATCAAGATGGTGGTGAAATAACTTCACACAAAATAATTGGGGATGATGGACTAACAAAATGTACCTATGAGGCATACGGCATATCATTTGATGAGGATGATGAGCTTAAAGATTATGTTGTTGACATTGAAGGGTATGTTATAAGGGAAACATCATCTGTTGGTGTTGGATCACTCGATCATTGTTACTTTTTAGCAAAAACAGTTAAAATAAAATAAATATGAATTTTTTACACTTTGAAAAAATAGATGGTACAAAAGTAGATTCAGCTAAAATAGCTGGATATCAACTATACGGTGAATTCTTTGATGATATCGATTTTAAACTAACCATTATTGATGGTAAATTAAAGATTGATTTGATGATTGATCCATATTTCACACAGGATGAAATTGATGATATCACTGATCATATTAAACATGAGGAAATAAATTGGAATAATGGTTATGAATTCTTATCTTACAAAGATATTAATGATGATAGTGATCTACATTTAGTAGCTGATGAAAATTCAGATATTTTTAATATAGTAAATTCACCAAAAAATATTAAAAATATAAATAAGGTTATTAATAAAATGAAATAAATATGAAAAAGTTATTTTGTAGTAAAATATCACACAATCCATACAAAGAAGAAATGTTAACTGAAATAGTAGAAAGAGTATTTCAAATTGATGGATATTGTGTCGAAGAAAAAATCGAAGGTATTTTGTTTGATATTCACTTTGATGATGAGCAAGTTACAAGTATTAAAATTAGTAATACAAACATGCGTAAATACTTTGAAGATAATTTTAATAAAGAAAAGTTCTTTAATAAGATTAAAGAACATGCTGAGTCCTTATTGGTGGAAGGTGATGAAGTGAATGTTCCGCTTTATATTAAGGATAAATATTTTAAAAATGGTATAAATGTTGCTTACATAAAAAACGATTAATATGGGATGTGATATACATTTTTTTGTAGAAAAATGGTCTAATGAGACTATAACTGAAGGGCCGATTGATACTTCTGATAGGAGAGATGATATTATATCTGATACTCTTGACATAGAAAAGGAATATAGGTGGGTGAGTGTAGATAAGTGGGTTAAGGATGAAGATATAGATGGACATTGGACAAATTATGATTGGAAAAATAGGAAGGACATGGCATTTTATAGTGGTAGGAATTACGACCTATTTGCAAAATTAGCCGATGTTAGAAATTGGAATAATAGTATTACCCCACTAGCTGAACCGAAAGGTGTTCCCGATGATGCTTCATATGCATATAAAATCAAAGTTAGTGAAATGAATGGTGATGGTCACTCACATTCCTATTTTACTTTAGATGAATTATTAGATTCTGGTGTTGATTGGAATGAATTTAATTTTACAGACACAATTGAAAAAATGGGAAAAGTTGATCCGGATCCATCTAATGTTAGGTGTGTATTCTTTTTTGATAATTAAAATCTTTTTCGACCAATCGAGCCTTGTCTGTTCCCCGTCGTGAATATAAAATTCATAAAAAAAGTTTATAGGAAGCAAATAAAAAAAAATATATTATGAACATGATTAACATTCTTTTTTTCATTTCGGGATGCATTTTAACTTCTTTATTTTTATACGTGAAAAAAAATAAAAAAGAAACTTTTCTTAGAAGAGGGCTATTACATAATAGTTATTCTGCTTGTGAAAATGGATCTAAGGAAAGTGTTGAAGCCAACTTAGAAATCGCGGAAATTGAAAGTAGTGAGACTAAATCAAAAGTTAAAGTATTAGAAGTATCCTTTGATAAATCTAAGTATAATACTAAAAGGTGGAAAGAAAAAGTTAAAACTTTGGTAGATAACACTTGGATTAACACTTCAGATATCGAATGGATTAATAAAAATAAAAGTACGGAAAGAGCAGAAAAGCTAGATAAAATATTAAATTAAGGTCGATTGTAATTAAACATTTTTATATATAAATTATATAATTATAATAGACGGCAATTTACGGCATTTGGTGAAAATCAAAATAAAAACTAAAGATGAACTATGTTAAATTTAACGGCAATTAAATCATTTTCGGACCATGAAAAACTATTCAAAGAAAGAACAGGCAACGATTTTACTCACTTTTACAAGAAGTACTATCCAAAATTAATCTATTACACTGCTAAAATGTGTAATGATGTACAAAAAGCAGAGGATGTAACTACAGAATCCTTTATGACAGCTTTCGAAAAAATCGATAAATACGAAAAGGAAAAATCTCAATTTTCAACTTGGCTATTTACTATAGCACGTAACATTATGTTGCAGGAAATAAAGAATCAAAAAAAGACAGTATCAATTGATGTAGAAGTTGATGAGGAAGGAACTACTTTGAAGGACTTTATCCAAGAGACAGAGAGTTACGATCATATCAATAAACTTACTACAAAAAAGGCTGATATTATGAAATATCATATTTCAAGACTTAAAGATCCTTATAAAAAAGTAATTGAGATGAGAGAAATCAAAAAAATGCAATATAAAGATATTGCAACCGAATTAAACTTAAACCTATCAACAGTTAAAAGTCAAATAAGAAATGGTAGAGCTCTTCTAATAAAAAGTGCTAAAAAGGAATTTGATCTTTTAGATGATATGTATCTATAAACAAGGTCTATCCTATAAAAAATAAAATTCAAGAAATGATATACACAACAGAGTTAACTGATAAAAACTATCAAGAATTTACTAAAAATAAACTCACACTAGTTGACATATGGGCTCCTTGGTGTGGCCCCTGTCGCCAAATTTCTCCAATTGTCGATTCCTTATCAACTGAATATGCTGGTAAGCTTTCCGTTGGAAAACTAAATGCGGATGAAAATTCTGAAATAGTTAATCAATTAGGCATTAGAAGCATACCTGCTATCTTTATTTATAAAGAAGGTGAAATTGTAGAAACAATGATTGGATTCTCATCAAAGCAAAAGCTTTCTGAAGCCATTGAAAAACACTTAATGTAGTATTTCTCATGTTTCATTGGGCAGGACGCTGCAAAAATAACCACTTTTTTAAGTGGTTATTTTTTTGTATATTTGTTTTTATGAATAGTAAAAATGTATGGGATAAGGATGTTGATGAAAAAAGGGAGAAAAAAATTATTGTGAGTATAGTCAATTAATTGAAAATAGAAAGAAAAATGTATTGTCCATATTGTCATAAACGTTCTGAGTGGCATATTCCAATTAGAGAAGAGAATCACCGATCAACTTTTCAAGAAAAGTTTGTATATAAATGTAAATTTTGTTCTGAAAAATTCACAGAACAAGATTCATTAGATTATGAGTGGGATGAAATGATTAAAATGTGTGCTAAAACAATATCACCAAGTGATTGTATTAGATGGGCTAAGGGTGAAATACCTACTAATCACACTTTTGAATTTGATGCCGCTTTTAATTATCATTTTGGAATAAGCCCAAAGAAAATAAAAGAAGATCAAATAAGGGATTTGGAAATACGTATTAAGAGAGAAAACATACTAAATGGATTATTATGAAAATAGTTAATAGAAAAGCATATCATGATTATACAGTGATTAAAGAATTCACTGCGGGAATTGCTCTTGTTGGGTCAGAAGTGAAGTCATTGAGAAACGGAGAAGTCAATCTTCAAGATTCATTCTGTTATTCAATGGATGGTGAAATTTTTGTCAAAGGTTTACATATAGCAAAAAATAAAATGTCGTCCTTTACAAATCATGAGGAAAAGAGAGATAGAAAATTACTCTTAACTAAAAGAGAAATTAGAAATATTATCAATGAGGTAAAAACCAACAATGGTATGACTATCGTTCCTTTGGAGATATTTGAGTTGAAAGGAAGATTTAAAATAAAAATTTGCATCGCCAAGGGTAAAAAGACTTATGATAAAAGGGAGTCTATTAAGAGAAAAGATATTGATAGAGAAATTAGAAATGACTATTAATATGCATAGAAACGACAAATCAAAATACCTTCTTTATATTGAGCCAAAAAAAGAGGAAAAGCTAAAAGAACCCATTAATGATGAACTCACTGAATTGATGGAAATGGCTCTTTCTAAGGCTAAGGCTGGAACATCAAGATATTCTCATCTTGATGATATGGGAGATGGTTGGGAACCGCCGGAAAATTCCGGTTTATTCCGTCTATTTAAAGGTAAAAAAATACCATCATTTGGGTCAAATGCTGCTTGGATGGGAATGCATAGAACCGATTGTGGAGAAATGTCAACATGCCGAGATTATCAACTTGAAAACGGAATGATAACAAATTCATTGGCCCCATTTTATTTAAGATGGTATCGTTATTCGATTCCTGAGAATGATATGTTGAAAATTAAAGAGTTAGCTGATTTTTATGAAAAGTCTTTATAATTTGAAACTTATTTTTTAATTTTGTGTATAAATCATGAGCTTATATCCGATTTTCAAATTTATAATAGGAAACAAAAGAAAAGGTAGGATATAAGTGTTTATGATGGTAAGTAGTGAAATGATAAGTTGTCCCCTCAGGCTGAAAATTCACGAACCATCTAAATGTAAATTTCAATTATATTAAATGAGTAGAGGGATAGGAATTATTAAATGTGTGTCTTTGGTAATTCTGAAAATTAAATTACGACACTCTTAAAACATATAATCGGTGTCTGTTTATATGTTTGAATTTATAGATTAATGGCACAAAAGCCTGAGTGTGAACTCAGGCTTTTTTATTATATACTAAAACAAATAGTGATAGAAAAATATAATGAATAATGATAGAAAAAATAGAATACAAAGGTATTAAATATCCAAAATTCCAATCAGAAGGATATGCCTCACAATTTGTAATACCATTCGCTAAAAAAGTGTGTAAAGGTATAGGAGTTGATGTTGGTTGTAATAGATTAGAGTGGATGTATGCCGGAGAAATTTGTAACAAAAACAACATAATCAATTATGACAGTTGGTATTCTCAAGCAGTTTTATCATCCAATCAATCAAACTCTTTTCCGATAGATCCACAACTAAATAAATTTGATTCGACCAATTTTCCAGAAAATTGTCAAAATTTAGATTATATTTTTTCATCACACTGTCTAGAGCATATTAATGGTTGGGTTAATGTTTTAGACTATTGGACAGCAAAACTAAAAAAGGGAGGTACTTTGTTTTTATATCTACCGGACTATTCACAAACCTATTGGAGACCTTGGAATAATAGAAAACATGTGAATATACTAACTCCTCAAATAATTGAGGACTACTTAATAGACAAAGGTTATAGTCAAGTTTTTAAATCTGGAGTTGATATAAATAACTCCTTTGTAGTTATGGCAGAAAAATAATATTTGTATGCGGGAGATAAAAACAGTTACTCATTTAAATCTTGGAGATAACATATACTACGTTCATCTCTTTCGTAAGATAATTGATCATTATCAAGGAAATATAAGATTCATACATCATCTTCACGAAAGATATATTAAAGAATTATCAAATTTTATTAAAGGATATGAAGAAAATATAATATTCAAAGATATTATGCAATATACAATTGATTATATCATTCCCTTAGAGATGGCTAAAGTCCCAGGATGGTTTTTACCATATGATAAACTTGTAGAATATCATAGAAATGACACTGAAAAAAAGTTGCCAATTTTACTATATGGAGATAACGACCATTGGACAAAAAATCATCCAAATGATCCGGGTATAATGGATTCATTTAATTTTGATGAAGTATTATTAAGGCAATTTATACAATTTTGTGAATTTATGAATGTTGAATGTCCTATTAAAACCGTGAATGATACATTATTGGATATGCCAGAATTATTAGAAAATAATATTTTAAGTGGTAATTATGATATTCTGATCGGAAATAGTAAGCCTATGTCCTCACAATGGGTGTCCAATACCTATGTTTTTGATTATATTTTGGATAGAATTGATCTATCGAAGGTTAAAGTAATTTCATTGGAACCAACTGGTAGAAGTGAAATACCATCCACGATAGAAAATGGTCTAAATTTGATAGAAATTGGAAATATATCCATTAATTCAAAAATAATCATTGGTGTACATTCATCTCCTTATACAACACTAATAAATAAATATAACCATATGAATAATGAATTTGTAGTTTTGCAAAATTGGGGCAAATTTAGATATTCAAATGCCAATAGTGTCAACTACTGCACAGAAGATGAATTCGTTAACAATTATAAAATTCCACTAAATTGGTGTAAAATTTAGGTATCCTTAAAGAGGACATCGATAATATGATAATTTATTTATCTAAAATTTACCTTAATATTTGGTTTCTTTTCTCTGATGATATTATTCTTAGACTCATCAAATTTAACCATTACTTTTTTAGATAATTTAACAATAAAGTCATCATCCCATGGTATAAAAATTGTACCATCAGCTATTACTTCCATTCTAATTTTACCAGTAGCTCCTTCTTCAAGAAGTGATAATTTCTTTATAGGTATATTTACTTTTCCATTCTCATCAATATTTCCATTAAAAAGTAAACTCCACTCATTTGACTCTACAACTATTCTAACTTGAGAGTCTTTAATATTAGCTCCTTCCACCTCAATATCACAAGAAAAAACTTCCGATTTATCTTTATATAATTTATATCTTTTTTCTTCAATCTTTTCCACCGGTAAATAATTCTCATTTACTATGATATCATTATTTACTTCTTCCAATTTTACTTCCATTTCGATATCTTCTTCTACAACATCTTCTACAACATCTTTTATATTCTCCTTTAAATTCGAAACATCTGAAATATGTGAATCGATAATTTCCTTATGATCATCAATAGAATTCTTAGAATTCTTATTCTTCATAAAATCTGAGAAATTAATAATTTCTTCTTTCACTTTATTATTTTTAATTTTTATAATTATATATATTAATTTTTAATTTTAACATTTGGAATACTTTGAAATGTTCTTTCAAAATGAGATACTTCTATTTTTATCGTTGAATTTAATTTTATAGATTCCTCATATTCTAATCCATTTATTTTACATACTATTCTAATAAATTTATCTGCCTTTTCTTCCCCAACATCCTTTCTTAATTTATTCCACGGATTTCCTCTTATATAATCGGATATGCTACCACCCCTCCTTTTTATTACATTTTGAACCTCTATTACTACATTCCAATTGTCATCCGTTGAATTCCAATTAGTATCTATTTCGTTCCAACTTAAATACATATCCATCTTTTAGGAATCTTGTTTTTTTATATATAATTTTATTATGTCGACATATAGTTTAACAGACAATAAAATATCACTAACATATCAACGAATACTACAAATTTCGGACGGAGGAGATACTAATCCATCAGGAATTATATATGATGGACTCGGAAATAAAATAACAATAGATTCCTCAAATATTGGACCAGGTGTAGGATTTCAAGGATTTCAAGGAGAAATTGGACAACTAGGATTTCAAGGTCCATTAGGTGGAGGAACAGGACCACAAGGATATCAGGGATTTCAGGGAGAAGTTGGACAATTAGGTTTTCAAGGTCCATTAGGTGGAGGAACAGGATCACAAGGATATCAGGGATTTCAAGGATTTCAAGGAAATCAGGGGATGACTGGCCTTCCGGGAATGCAAGGACTTCAAGGTGTTCAAGGATTTATTGGATCAACCGGTACTCAAGGTATTCAAGGATTTCAAGGTCTTCAGGGAATTCAGGGATTCATAGGAATAACTGGACTCGAAGGACTTCAAGGTGTTCAAGGATCAATAGGTATTCAGGGATTTCAAGGGCAGGGGATTCAAGGATCAACTGGAATTGGGGGTGTTCAAGGATTTATTGGACCAACTGGTATTCAGGGATTTCAGGGTAGTCAGGGGATTCAGGGATTTGTTGGTACAACAGGTATTCAGGGATTTCAAGGTCACCAAGGTTTTCAAGGACAGGGTGTTCAAGGCACTCAAGGTCTTCAGGGGATTCAAGGATTTATAGGGGTGACAGGTCTTCAGGGTATACAGGGTCTTATAGGAACAACTGGTTCACAAGGTATTCAGGGATTTCAAGGGCTTATAGGGGCAACCGGCCAAGGTATTCAAGGATTTATTGGATCAACGGGTGCCCAAGGTATTCAAGGTATTCAGGGATTCGAAGGTGTTCAAGGATTTATAGGACCAACTGGTCAAGGAAATCAGGGCAGTCAAGGAACACAAGGTTTACAAGGAATTTTAGGAGCAACAGGACAGGGTGTACAAGGTTTTCAAGGGCTTTTCGGACCAACTGGATTTCAAGGGGTTCCGGGATTAGGATTTCAAGGTGATCAAGGATTTCAAGGAACTCAAGGTCTTATAGGACCAACTGGCCAAGGAAATCAAGGCAGCCAAGGACCAATAGGATTAAGTGGGATGGGCAATCAAGGACCTATAGGACCAACAGGTGACCAGGGTGTTCAAGGACCAATTGGTGTTCAAGGAACACAAGGTATTGGCTATCAAGGATTTCAAGGAAATATAGGTCCGACCGGACAAGGGTTTCAAGGGTTTCAAGGACTTGTTGGATCAACAGGTAGTCAAGGTATTCAAGGATTATTTGGCAATCAAGGGTTTCAAGGAATAGGATCATTAGACAAAATAATTACAGTAAATATTGATTCTAGCCCAAATTATATATTAGCTGGGTCAAAATGTCAAGTAAGCATTACTTATAATTGCACGGCTTCTAAATGGACGATATTGTCAGATGATATTGGAAATATACAATTTGATGTTAAAAAAACAACATTTGCTGAGTATCCAACATTTTCATCAATTACAAATTTTAATTATCCTGGGTTATCATCACAAAGTAAAAATTATAATACAATACCTGGATGGGATATAATAAATGAGGATGATATTTTAGAATTTAGTGTAATAAATGATAGCACTATTAAAAAATTAAGTCTAATAGTAAAATTACAACAATATCCCTAACTAAAAGTTACAATTATTTTTTCATTTACTAGTGTTTGTTGATCCATTAATGGATATGTATATAAAATACTCTCACAAGATCCAATACTAGTGTTATTAATCGTTGAGACACATCCTAAAGTATCATAAAATAAAACCCTGTCAGAAGATCCGGTGCTATGAATACTAATATTCATAATTAATTCATTATCACTTTGAAATAGTATATTATCTATCATCTTAATTAAGTGTTAATAATGCTTTTACTTGTACGTTATCAGGAATAGATGCCGGAGTAAATCTTATAAATGTCGTCTCGTTGCCTTTATCTGTTGTATTATAAGTTGTCCAGTTACTTCCACCATCAGTTGTTTTTTCCCAAGTTCCAGTTCTCGTTACAGAGTCATCCGTGTCTAAAATTCCATTAGTAATAGCATTGTATAGTCTTATCTTTAATGTTGGTACAGCGCTACCAAAAGCAATTGCGTGCTTCCATGCAAACGTTTTTGTTACCTTACTAGATAAGTCAGCACATGATAAATAATGACTATCCTGTGTATCAGTTGACGCATCTTCATAAACACATGTTACCGAATATAAACGTCTAGGAACGCAAAACTCACCTAATACTTCAAACGTAAACATAAACTGAATATAGTCGCTTGGTGATGCACCAGTTAAATCACCGTTTATAGTTTCTGTCCAACTTCCAGAATTATCATCTATACCCGATGTTCTATAATACATTCTTATTGGTTCGGGTGTATATCCTAAAAGAAAATCACCAACATATTGATTGGTAGCCATATATGCCCTATATAAAGCAGAGGCACCTAATGTTGATAATTTAGGTGTAATGACTCTTTGATTTGAATTATCTGCATAATAACCATCTGCTCCAATATTTAGCACAAGAAACCAGTTTAAACCTGTCGTTGTAACGTTAGGCATAGCAAACATTCTACCAGCCTCAGTCCAAATAGATAAAGCAGCTGTTGAAAATAAGGCATCAACAGCACCTGAATTTGTTGTAGTAAGTTTAGTTCGGTTATTTATTTGTCCAAATATCTTTTCAAATTGTGGATTACTTGGATCATAATTACAAGTATATGTTCCGTGTCTTCCTGCTAAAGTAGTAGAGATTAAAAATTTACCAATTGAATCACTATAGTCTATTTGCAAAAATGCTGAAGTAGCTAAGTTTGTAGTAGTACTACCAGGTGGATTCTCAACCATCGAGTCTGCTAACCAGGCGCCACCACCATCCGTAATTGATGAAATAGGACAACGATAAACTCTTGTTAAAGTAACAAAAAATAAAGCTTTTACACCAGCTGCTGGGCCTAAAGTTGGCGTACATATTCTACCATTATTAACCTGCTGTACTGTACCAGTAACAGTCTGTATAGCTGTTTTATATGACCAAGCACCAGTTGCATAACCGGTAACTACTGTTAAAGCAGCTCTCATATTAAACCTATGTGCCCTAACTGAAGTTGTATTATCTAAATTTAATAAATATTCATCATGTAATGTAGCGGATCCATTTCCATCATCTGTTAATCCTATTGCGTTTGCCATTAACCCACTATATAAGGTATGTACACCCGATTGTGATACTGAAGTATTTACTGCAGCACCACCAAGAGTTGCAGATACGGTAAATGTATCAGATGTAGGTACTGTCAAAACATAATATGCGGTATTCACTGTAAGTCCAGTTGGTAAAGCACCTGTAGTTGAGAACATTACAACATCACCAATAATATAACCGTGTCCTACTGCAGTAAACACACCTGGCGACGCTATTGTTACGGTAACAGTTACGGGAGCTTTGTCTTTTAATAGATATGATGCTCGTAAATTATCAGTGTTTGTTGCCTCTACTATTGTTGTACCACCTATTTGGAATACACCTGGATTTAAGCCTTTTATTAAATGTATACCGCCGTTATACAAAGTAGCGTTTGTACAAACCACACCTAATCTTATTTCTTCAATAACATATGCCGTAGCACCTGGTAAATTAACAGATCCGGAAATAGTTAAAGATGTATTACTAGCAATAGCTGAAATATCATACCAAGATGAAACCAAAGTCGGATCTGTTGTGCCAAATCCAATCCTTGCACCTGCCGCTATTCTATCTGAAGTAAATAAAGTGTTACTACCTGTAATTGTTGAAGAAGTTCCAGATGTTGAAACCGTACCATCAGTGTGCATTGATACATCAGCACGTAAAGAACGTATTGTTTTAGCACCAGCAAAGGTAGTACCGGATAAGGTGATAAATCCATTCCAAGATATTGTGTTTGTGGCTGAATTATACGTAAACATCGCAATAGTTCTTGTAGCTGCTGCCGTAGCATTCGTACCAGCAAATATCCAAAAAATCGTGGGTGACCATTGATATACGTGTGGACAAAAATAAGAAGATAACGTAACCTCTACCATATTAATCATAGTAGGTGGTGGAACAGTTACATACTCATCTAGTGTTGTTGCTCCTGTATATTGTTTAAACAAAGACCCAATTATAGTTTTAGTGGCATCATATCCATCGGTTGTTAAAATAGTATCACCAGTAAAAACATGCTCTACAGCTTTTTTCATTTAAATAATTAATTTTTAATATCAAATTATATAGTAAAATATATCATGTACATTTTATATTTTATAATAAAAGTGAAAAATTATTTAAATAAAAAACTTTTCATATATTTGAAAATATATAAAAAGAGAGATTAAAAATTTAATATATAAAAAAAGATTTGGTGGGTAAAAAAGTTCGCCGTATCTTTGTGAAACAAATAATAAAAAGAACAATCATGTCATACGTTAGTAAACATAAACATTTTAGCAAATTCCATTTTTGGTTTAGTACCAAGAGTTCGGGAGCTAATATTGTTTTGCCTAATGTGTAATCCATGGTGTAAAATAAAAGTATTAGACAAACCTGAACTCGAAAAGTTCAGGTTTTTTTATTGCTAAAAATTTTATTATGAGAGAAATTAAAGAAAATACGTATAAGGGAACAAGAATCCTATTAGGAAATGAAAAGAGAGATTTAATTAATAGAATGATAAATGTTCTTAAAGATAGAGGATATATGGAAATTCAAATTCCAATTATTCAAAATCTAGAAACCTTTAGAAATAAGGTAGGTGATGAAAATAGAAATATGATGTTTTTATTTTCTGATAGAGGAAATAGAGAATTGTGTTTGGCTCCTGAATATACCGCGGTAATTCAGTCATTGAGTGATACATTCAAATATAGTAAAGATGTTAAATTGTTCTATATTCAAGAATGTTTCAGAGGTGAAAGACCACAAGCAGGTAGATACAGACAGTTTACACAATTAGGTGTAGAGATAATTAATCCAAGTACGGATTATGTTGAAGAACTTTCTTCATTAGCACTCGAACTAGTGTCAAATGGTAATGTTGATAGATTCAAAGTAGATATGAGTGTTACAAGAGGATTAGATTATTATAAAGATGGAAAAGGATTTGAAATATCCTGTGATGAATTAGGAGCTCAAAAACAAGTGTGTGGTGGGGGTGAATATGATGGTGGAATTGGGTTCGCGATTGGAATTGATAGAATATTGTTGATTAATTAAATATGGTGGTATTAGTGTCAGCGGTGAGTCTGAAAAGACGAGCACGATACTCTGTGAAAGTATTAGCACCGGTTCAAATCCGGTATATCACCCAGAAGGAAGCGGTAGCTCAGTGGTAGAGCAGCGGGCTTAAAACTCCGTGTGTCAGTGGTTCAAATCCATTCCCTTCCACAAATGGTGCAGTAGCTGAGGTGGTGGCGAAAGCCTATAGCGCTTGGTCTGAAAAACCAGAGACACCGGTTCGAGCCCGGTCTGTACCACAAATATGGTGAACAAGCTAACTTGGTAGAAGCGCCAGACTGAAAATCTGGAGGATCCGGATCGTAACCGGAGTTCACCACCAAATGGTGTCTGTAGCTCAATCGGAAGAGCGCAAGTTTGTGGAACTTGAGGCAGCGGGATCGAAACCCGTCAGACACCCAAACATACATCCGCTCATAGGCGTGACCAGCCGGTTCCAACCCGGTAATGCGTAAGCGTGGTTAAGAGTTCGAATCTCTTCGGGTGTTCAAAACATACGTTTGTGGTGCAATGGTAGCATATCGGTCTCCGGTTTAATTTTTTATTACTTCTAACGGTTGAGAATATGTGTTCGTTTTAATGACACATATTCTTTGTTATATTTAGTTTTTACTTTGATTAAAAAAATATAAAAATATGAATAAAACAGATATATTTAGGTTTTCTTTT